TTTCAATTAATCGCAGAGGCGACTTGGATTTCATTACTATTTTGGCTCGCATTTTAATTTTGGATTTCATAGAGGCGATGGCTCGCAACCATTCTATGGATTTCATTTTAAGAGTGGCTCGCATTGAGATCATGGATTTCAACAATTGTTTGGCTCGAATAAACTCTGCGGGTATCATAATGCTAATGTCTCGAAAGTTAAGTATGGATTTCATATTAGTTATGTCTCGCATTAAATTTTTGGAGATCAAAACCTCCACGGCTCGCATAACTCTTACGAATTTAAAATTTGTCATGGCTCGCAACCGCAATATGGATTTCACACATCTGACGGCTCGCATCTCCTGATCGGATATCATGGTTTCCCCGGCTCTCTTACCGAATTATCGTCGTATGTCCGAGCTTATCGATTACATACGGCTCCCTGACCGGCAGACCTTCTCTCTTGCGCCACTCGATCCAAAGATTTGCCAAAAAGATTTTAACCATTGATCTGAGTGCCCTGTTATGAGCATGACCATCACTGATCTCAGGATTTCTTTCTTTCTCCTGCGCCTTGACCTTATAATAGACCTCCCTGTATATCTGATCTCCCTGTTTGACAAATTGCATGGCGATCTTCCATGAAATCATTTTACCCCGGGTATTAAACAGATAAACATATCCGGCCTTCCGCTTCGGCGATTTTCCATGGATCCTTTCCTTGATCTCAACAGGGCATCCGCAGGTCTTGCCTTCTCCATCAAGATAAACAGGACAAACTTTTCTCTTATCCGATGACATCATCAATTTATGACCGGCGCTACATTCGGCCAGAACATATTCAGGAGACAACCCGAAATAAGCCCAGAGGCTCGATATGGTATTGAACCGCGAGATGTCCCTGATCTCTGCAATTAAAGAAGATGCCAATTTGGGGCCGATTCCCTTTACCGATTTCATATAATCCCAAATCACAACATTCTGGACTGCCTCCTTGACAACACCCTCCGCTCTTTGTTCGACCTGCTCGACCTCATCACACAAAGTCTGCATCCTTTTTGAGATCGGGATCCCCTGACCTTTTTTCGCAAGGATCATATTTCCAAGAGATATCCTGATCTTCTGGACATCATACAAAAGCCTGTTGGTAATTTTGACCTCATCATTCCAATCCATTATTCCCTCCTTTTCTTGCTTTTTATTTCGTCTTCCATATCAGCAATTTCAATCTTTCCCAGAATGAAAGACGACTTACGCTAACGGTCAATCTTTTATAATGCTTGTCTTTTATCTTTGCGGGAACACTCCTGCCATCCGGCAATATCAAATCGATCTTAACCATTTTTCTTACCTCCTTTTTTACGCGCTCTCCCTCTCCGGGCAAAAAGCAGCTTGACCAGATCATTCGGATAATCATCTTCTTGATACAGATCATCGATAAGAGAAAGTTTCTTGATCTTTTTACTATCAACAAATTTCCTGAATTGAGACCATATTGTAAGAAGAATATCATGATAGGCATCGTCGATAATGGCTCCCTTGAAATTCGGATAATCAATTCCGCTCACCCAGTCGCCCATTAATTTGCCGGCGATTGTTTTACCTATCACTACTCTAAATTGATAATCTGATTGAAGAGTCTCCTTAATATAATCAGCATATACCGGCAAGAGCTTTTCAAGGGTCTCTCTTTCCCTTGCCCTGATCAATAGATTATTGGTAGGTTTGTTTTTAGGGCGACATTCCACAATGCTTACAAGACCATGTTTAGTAAATACCCACATTTATTTTTTCTCCCTGTCTATTTTATATTTGTAATTACCCTCACGATCATAGATTCTACCCTTATCATCGATCGTATATTTGAGATTCGATTTCTCATCATAAATCCTGTTGTTTTCTATCACTCCCTTGTATCTGCCATCTTTGTCATAAATCTGTTCTGCACAATACGCAGGCAAAACCGACATCAAAATAAACCCAATAATACAACAGGGAATAATCGATGGTAATTTCGATTGCTCGATATCTTTTTCCTGCACGCAGACCGGCCACGCGATTCCCTTAAATTTAACAAGATACTCTATCTGACCATCTGAAGTCTCTCTTTTGCCGAGAATTTTACCCTCCGTCCCGGGAAGGATATATTTGCTTCTCGTATATGCGAAGATCGATCTTTTGTTAATGATCTTGTCTCCCATTATCATATACCCTCCTATACCTCATTAATGGATTGAATGATATCTTCAATCGCCCCGGCGGCCTCTTCCAAAACATTAATAATATTCTCCGCCTCATCCGCCCTCTCAGATCCCTGAAGATTTTCCGGGATATTATCATAATAATCTTGCTCCTCATCCCTGATCTCCTCAAGGCTCGACTTTATCCCTTCGAGATCACTTGATAAATTTTGTAATTTTGTCCTGCGTTGTTTATTCATCTTTTACCCTCCTTAACATCTCCTCATGATACCATGGACATTTAATCTGATCATCGATCGTACAAACATGCCCTGATATATCAGATCCAGCACCACAGACGCAACCCTCATCATCATCAGTAGGATATAATTCACAATTACTATTTACCTCTTCCAAAATATCCCGGGCAACCTCTATCATAACCCTCCTCTCGGAAAAGAATTTCTCGCCTACATTCATCTCGCACTCTTTTTTATACTCCTGATAATTAAATTTGCCTGATTTAATCTCCCGCCATACACTATCCATAATCCCTCCTTGAATATTATATCATGAATTTTTGCTTACAAATAAATTCATCAAAACAAATCGGGCAAAGCCATCTTGTTATAATTACATATTGATACCTGATTCCAATTCTTGAACGATGAATATTAACATCGATCATTGCCGGCCAATTAAAAAGAGCTTGATCCTCCTGATTTGGATCCCAGCCGTCCCGGGGGCAGAACATCATTTTTCTCATCTTCTTATGACCTCTGCTGCTATCCAAACAAACCGGGGCGATACCTTTTTGTTTTCATACATAAGCAATCCGGGTATCTCAACATATCCGAAATCAAGGATTGCCTTCTTTGCATCGTCCTTATTTTGATAATCCACCTTATTACCGATCCTGATCTTGATCCCCCCTCTCCCTGCGGGATCATTTGTTCCCATTATAACATTGTTGAAATTTCGCATATTCTCCTCCTTATACTTGTATTTTGTTTTAATGTCATCTCCGCCCTCCTTCAATCAATTTTCTAAAACCGATCATCTCCACGACATAAACATCATCTCCGATCTGCATAAAATCACCTACAGATGTACTCCGGGGTTTGGGCCAGAAGCACTTTACTATTTCCAGATTATTTTGCCATGGATGATCAATATGATTTGTCAGGCGAAATGCCTCATCAAGATCATTTGTATCAACGATCGCCACGACTTTTGCCTCCTGATAAAAATCCTTGATTAAATCTTCGTCTTTCGGCTCAAAATGCCGGGAGGCGAAATTCGGATTATGCGACACAACGATCTGATCTCTATCAAGTGGGAAGAAAAATCTGTCTTTAGCCTTTTTTCCCTGATCTTCAATGATCTGCATCGCCTGATCTTTTGTCATGCCGCCCATTACCCCTAACATTTCGGCAGGCATCCTCAATGTCCTTTTCGCGATTTTGATCTGGTGATCAAATATCTTCTTCATTTTGCAATCCTCCTTTTTTTGATATCTACGAAAATTTGCCTTGACCACTTCGTTCATAATATGCAAGTCTCCATCAACTTCCATTTAGTCCTCTTTTGTATATATCGTGATCTTGTCGTCATCGTCGCCATTATCATAATCTATCTTTGAAATAATCTGATTCATCTCTTTGATTACAGCTCTCCAGTCCTTACCAACAAAAAAATCTTTGCCGGCAATCCAAAGCAATTTGAACCAGGATTCCTGCACTATCTCAAGAAGTTTGTCGGGGACCTTGCAATTTGCAAGATATCCAATTTGTTGATCGTCGCCATCGAAAGATCCCATCTTCATCACTTTAAATCCTGCACGATTAAACCGGGCAAGACAATCATTGGCCTCTTCCTTCAACAGAGGATCATCATATCCACAACCCCAAAACACTATCGCTTTTTTCATTTTTACCCTCCGATTTTTAATGTATGAATCAATGCCCAAAGATTAAAGACTGCTGCAAAAACACCCATTACAAACCCCATAACATAAAGCATTGAGCCTATTCCCATAACGACCTCCTTATATTATTGTATAGATCAAAACATGACCGACATACTCGATCTTGCCGGCCAGCCATAATGCTCTTTTCTTATTGATTCCCAATGCCCGGATCCTGCAATAGATATGCAGTGCATTTAAATGATGTTGAAACCATCTTGTCATCTTATAATCTATCATCTTCATATTATAATTATAGCATGTTTTAAGGGAATGTCAACACTTTTTTTAAAGAATTTAAACTTTTTTTCCCGAATGATTTCATATAGTTAAATATGCCATTTAAAGATGATTTTAAAGTATTTTAAGACGATATACAAGGCAAAACACCCTGCAATTCCCAAAATGCGCTAAAAAGGCCGTTTTTGACGATCTGACAGGGCTTCTTAGAGGCCTGTTTGATCACATAATGGCCCCGTTTCCTTTTTTATATCTTCTAACTCATTGAAATTATTGAAGAAAATATAACGATATAACTCATTGAAATTATTGAAGAAAATCAAAGACTATGAATTTATAACCCGATAGCCCCGTTATCATTTGCGACCTGCTATAAAAACCGATCCGTCCAATTCCCGGCCGAAATAAGGGAAAGGCATTTAGAGCAAAAGAAATAATTCCGACCCTTGTCTTTACCACATATCTTACAATGATTATTTGATCTCTTTTTGGCCGCCTCATTCTTTTGGGCGCTTCGATATTTTTCCTGCCTCTCATATTTTAAATGTTTATCCCTGCAAATAGGATCATCACAACAAACATTTCTTACATCTCCCCAAATTTTTTGCCTACAATATCTACATATAAAATATCCGGGCCGCTTACCGATTAGTGATCCTGTTGATCTCTTATCACGGATTTCAATTTTATTAAGTATCAAGGCTTTAAGAATAATGGAAGGACCAACACCAATGATATCATGAATCTGACGTATTGATTTATTTTGCTCGACGTAAAAACAATACAGCATCTGTCTGACACTCAAAAAACCTAAATCGCAAATGATTTGTTTCCAGTCAACTTTTTTGGCCACATCAAACCCACCTTTTCCCTTTAACCTTTTTTAAATTATCCCCGTAGCCTATAAAGGTATATCTGACAAACCATCTATTACTCGATCATACAACTTCATTGCCATCGTTGCGTCATATAATGCAGAATGAAGTTTATTTTTATCATGTGGTATTTTCAATTGATCAAGGACGGTTTCAAGTTTGAAGTTTGGCATTGATGATCTAATCGGTCTTAAATATTGTCCTGCAAGAGTCATAACGCAGATCCACGGCATCCAAAACCATGATCCAAAATATTTATCCCCCATCCCCTCAAACCATCTTCGCAGACATTTAACATCAAACTCAACCCCATACCCAGTAATAAAAAATTTGTCCTTCTTATCAAATCGATCAACATGTTTCTCAAGTATCTTGATCAATTTTTGATATACATCACCCGGGTCATTAAAGTTTGCAAAATCAAGCAATGTCAATCCAGCCATCTTCATAGCCTCTGGATCAACCTCATCGTCCTCAAAAATATCACAAGAAAACTCAAACTCCTCTTTTATTTTTCTATCGTATCGAATAATACCACCAATCTGCCAGATCCCACATTTTTTGACATCGGTGCCGGTAGTTTCAAGATCGAGAAATAATTCTTTTATCATTTGTCCTCCCGAAACTTTTTTATTCTTTGTATAATATCAACTTCGCACTCCTTGAAAGCCAAATCTTTCGCGCTTACCTTTTTTATCCTATCCTCACCACCAATAAAAACATTTGAATCAAAGGTAATCACATTATCTATCCCTGCATTGCAAATCAATCTTACGCATATATAACAAGGAGAAACGGAAAGGGAATAAATACCCTTTGCATCCATTCCATACAAATATAAATCGGCATATTGAGATTTTCTTCCGGCCTGTATCAAGGCATTCATCTCTGCATGAACGGAATAGCATATATCATAAGTTTTCTTTCCATGTGAAATATTATATTTATCCTTGATACAATATCCTCTTTCGTCACACGATATCATCCCCGATGGCGCGCCATTATACCCAGTGCTCACTATTTTATGGTTTTTATCAACAATGATCGCCCCATACCTAACCCTCAAACAGGTCGATCGTCCGGCAACCTCTCTTGTAATATTAAGAAAATATCTATCCCAATCATCTCTCATTTTTTATCGCCCCTTTTATTATTAATGGATCGACAACATCCTTATACATATCATAATACAAATGCAGGCCGTCCGAATGGGCGATGATACTCCCATCTTCGATAGGAAAAGTCAAATGTGATAGGATGTATTCCTTTAACAACTGCAATCCTCCGAGATTCTCCGGCATGCCATTAACCAAATCCCATGACCTGAAGACAACGGTCATGACCAATTTACCATAGACCATCTTAAAAGAGATCAATCGCAAACAAGGAGAATGTTCCATTTTCATGCAGGACAAATCACCGACACTTATCGTAGGATGATTTGAATTACCATGAGATTCGTTTAATTTTTCAATCACAAAAGGCACCTGCGGGGCAATCCACGATGAATATCGATAGACCTCATTCTCCTCAAGATTATCATCCATGATATAATTTGCAAAATATGTTTCGATTGCATCGTCGGTCGTCGGTTGAAAATTAACCCCCGGGGGTATAATTGGAGCAAGGGGCCGGATGCCGGGATGTTTGATATTCAATGTAACAAAAGGCAATTGGATCCTTAATTGGCCCTCAAAACTACCCTTCTCTATTATGTAAGGATATCCTTTGTCGAAACAAAGCTGCATTACCTCCCGCCATGCATCTTGGATAGTATAGGTCTCGATATAGTTTGCCTGCTCAATAATCATTTTTTCACTCCATTCTTTTTCTTGTTATTGGAGAATCCGGCATTTGTGATCTGAACAAGTTTGAATATTCTCGTTCCTTGAGGAGTGGCAATGCCGATCTTATCTCCTAATTTCATTTGTAACATCTTCTCCCAGAAATATAATTGGATTGCCGCCCCTCTCATTCTTGCAGCTCCGCATGAGATTCGACTTTATCATGAGTAATCAGATAAGCCCTGTCTGCAATGTCCTTTAATTCATCATCATGCGTAATGATTATAATCTGAAATCCGAGTTTATGACTGATCTCCTGAAGCATGGATCCAAATAAAGTAATCAGAGATCCTAAATTTTTACCGGGCTCATCGAGAATGATAACATTTCTGCTGCGGGGTTTCTCCAAACTCCATAAAACAATTCTCATGGCGATAGATATCACATCAATAATACCACCACCAAAATCATCTTCGATATTATCATAGATATGTTTAACTCCATCAACCATCTCGAAAATAATGGGCTTGACTTCCATTTGATTTCTCTTCTCCTCAAAAACCAATTCAAATCCATAATCACGTTTGCTGAAAACAGACCTGATCGCCATCGTTACCAGAGATTCAACCCTTTCCTTAAATCTTATTTGGGTCAATCTCTGAACTTCGGTAATCGCCCAACGGGCCTTTGCCAGATCCTCTGTTATCAATGTCAACGAGTTAATTCTTTCGTCTTTTTGATCAAGCTGACTTGTTAATAAATCCACCCTTTCCTTACATCTATTAAAATTGTCAAGGATCTGATTTATCCTATCGGCCATATCACTTATACCCATATTGCTCAAGTTCTTCGATCGCCTTGCTCATAAGACTTGCTCTTTCCCGGGATTGATCTTCTATTTGAGCATTAAGTTTAGCAAGGGTTTTATATGCCTTGTCGATATCATCAATCCCAAAATCTCTCTTCAATGCTTTCAACTCCGCCGCCTTTTCTCCCTGTCTATTAGCAAGGTCTTGTTTAACCTTGTCCAATATTTTTTTAATCTCCTGCAAATCCATCTCTTTATTTGCCATAAAATTCCTCCCCGATAACTTGCGAAATTTTTTCTACTATTGACTCCTCAATCTTGTTATCCTTGATAAACTTCCATAGATTATCCATAAAAGAAACATCTCCACTCACAATATCTGTTTTAACACTACTAATAAATTGATCAAGAATGCTATCGGCCTCCTCTTTATAATCAATATGATCTCTTGATAAAACCTTCTCTGCGAGATCATGGGGAATCTCTTGCCAATTCATGTTTTCATCATCAATATCCCAAACCCAAAACCCGGGGCAATGTTTGTAATTATAAATATTTGCTTCCCGGCGGATCATCGGCCCGGCATTAACAATATGTCGATCTCCTATTTGAATATGAAATTTTTTATGGATATCGCCGCAAAGTATAATCCGATAATTTTTATGTTGAGCAAGATAAGTTTTCGCGTCTAAATAATCTTGTCCTGACCATAAACTTTCATCACATATTGCTTTATGAATAACCAAAATATTATTACCGCTATTATTTAATACAGGGGGCTCCTGTCCATAATGACAACCATAAATATCATATCCCTCAATATTCTTAGGGTCAAATCCGAGAATTTTGACAAATCCGGCACCGGCAAGAGCACCAAGAATTGTCGCTTTTCTTGTCTGCTCATTATACATCACGGTATCATGCTGACCATAAATAGTATAGAATGGCTCATTGATCAAAAAAATATGTTGCAGATCGCTTAATAAATGCCAACTCCGGGGCTTATGGGAAAGATCACCGGCATGTAAAATCCCTGCTCTATTCTTTTCTGCCCAGTCAAGAACATACTGCAATTTACGATACCCCGCCTCTTTGCAATCATCAAGACGCGCCCGTGGATTATCAACAGATAAATGCATATCACTGATCAAAACAAATTTATTCATAATTCCTTCTCAATCTTCTTAATAATCTTATCATCAATTTCACCTAAACAAGTAGGACATATTTTTTCGGAGCGGAGAAGTGCTATATACCTTTCCCGGTATTTTTTCCTTTTATCTTGATCTTGATCCATCATATCAATTATATCCTGAATTTGATTAAGTCTGCGTTCTAAGCAATTTCTATCATCGATTGTTTGTTGATATTGTAATAAATCCTCCAAATCCGCCTGAATAATCGAAAGATCATTTATTTTAATATCGATATCTCTAATTGTATATATCTGCTTCGAAAGATCCTTGGCCGATTGAGTAACTTCCTGCATCATAATCAGCCTGTCTATCGAATCACATAATAGCCTCAATCGATTTATATCTTGATCAAGGACATTTACCCTGTCGATTGATCTTTTTTGCTGTATAAGCAATTGTAGATCAGTCTCCGCCCGGTTTATTTTCTCTACCAACCCCTGTAAATCATCTACAAGCGGAACAGCCTTCCTGATCTCGACATCAATATCTTCAATTTTGACCAAACAATTATCTATCGAATTTGCCATCGATGTATTTTTGGTATACTCAACATCAATTTCTTGGAGGCGCCTGATTAACAATTCAAAATCCTCAAACCCTTTATATTTAATCAATTCAGATTCGATCTCTTTTGCCTGATCAAGCAACATCTTTATTTCATGTTTTGCTTCATTGACCTGCTTCATCAAATCAGATTTCCAAGAATCCACTTTCTCGAGTTTTGTGATTCGATTGATAGTCCGGGCAATCTCTCCCGGAGATGATAAGGCAAGAAATGGAACATCAAACTGATTTTGAATATTGATCTCGCTAATATTAAGAAAATCTCTGATCTCCATCGGAACATCTGTACCCGGAGAAAATGTCTGTCCATCAAAACCATACTCAGTTCCCTCAAGTACTTTTGTTCCTTCTTTCGTCCGCTTAATGGATTTAGTAATCATCACCGATTTACCATCAAGAAAAAGTTTGATCTGAGTCTGTCCTTTTTGCGTAATAAAATTTGAGAAATATTTTGCTCCTGACGGCCGATTATAAATAACCAATCGCAATGCTCTAAGTATTGCTGTCTTACCCGCCTGCGACAATCCATATATCACATTAATGCCGGAATCAAAATCAATCTTCGTCTTACGATGAGATTGAAAATTGGTAATCGTTAAGGATTCAAACATTCCTCTTCTCCAAAATCCATGAAGGATCAAATTTTTTCAAAAAAATCTCGAGCCTATAAAAATATAAAACATCATTCTCAATCAAGTCAAAAACCATAATTTCAGGCTGCCTTGTCCATCCCGGTTTAAGCAAAAATTTATCCATGAAAAAATGATTAACCACTACAACTGGAACATGGAAATCTCTCTTAAAAATAAGCAAAGGCATTTTCTTAACAAGGTTTGCTGCCTTGATCGTCTGTGTCCAAAATTTAGAAATCACCAAAGACGAAAAAACCAACCCATTACCATCAACGACTTCAAGAAGATCCCATGGAATATTCTTAACCTTCTCTTTCACATTTGCTCTCTTCGCCTTTGTCTTGTTGGTTGGGCTTTTTTTGATCGAATATCCCGATTTACATTCTATACAAAAAAACTCTGTCAAAGGGATACCCACCTCTCTCACCGCTATGATATCTCCCTCCTGCATCTGTGCATTATAAGCCTTGCCTGTCCGGCGAAGTCGATTCCTCCAAAAACAATCATCCGATTTACCTTTTGTCCACCAAAGAGATAGCTCCCTTGCTACATCTCTCTCAAATTTACCGCCTTTACCAACCGCCATTTTATTCCTCCCTAATACTATTATATCCCTTTTATCATCATCTTCCCGGGAATAGGAAAATGATCAATCAATCCCCCTATCATCTGGATCCTGATAATAAATTAAACAAGTTTCTCCATTCATCGATCTTTGTCAAAAAAGATGCAAAACCATATTTCTTAAAGGTCTCCATAAACTCTATTGTATACAATTTGTCATCAACAGGATATTCATCAATTCTGATAGGCTTGATCCCTGAATATGGCAGGCTGACCAATCCCAAATTTCTTAAAATGATATCCTTTGAATTATCAATCCGATCTTTTATCTTGCCGGCCGGCAAATCTCCTCTGATATATTGCACGGCTTTAATATCCCCTACTCCCTCAACTCCTTTTACAGTATCTGTATTACAACCGGCGATCGCTTTAACCATTTTCCAATCAAAAGGATTGATGCCAAAAGCCTGACGAAAATCATCAATAGTCGTGAATCGCTTACCATTATATAATCTTGTTTCCCTAACGGCCCCCCTGACCAATAATTGAAAAAGATCCTCATCATTGGAAATGATTGTATAATCGTCAGGGAATCTATAACACAACTCCGCTATCAAATCATCCGACTCATACCCGGGCTGGGAATAAATATTTTTAAATCCCATTGCCGGCAAAACCTTTTCTTCTATCTCTACAAATTGCTTTTTTGCCTGAATCAGATTTGCTATCTCCTGACTGGTTTTATTAGTATCTCTTTTTTTATAATCAGGATAAACTAACCGACGATATGACTTTGGTGAATCAAAACAAAAAACAAATTTACTCGATTCAAACTCCTCTGCGAGCTTCTTTATCTGATTTAAAAAACCATAAATAATATTCGTATCATGATCATCAAAAGAAAAATTTCTGGGCATGGTATAAAAAGATTTATAACATAAATAAAATGAATCGATAATCAATACCCATTGTTTATCTTTTTTGCCAGACATCTATCCCTCAAACTTCGGAGCTCTATCAGGAGCAACTTCCGCTTCCATTTCCTGCCATTCCTTCTCGACCAATACCCGGATCTCATCAACAAGATCATTTTTTTCTACATAACCAATAAAATCAACCCGGGACATCCTTTCATCATCAAACTCTATTTCTTTTGCTTTCGGCCCCCAATACCAATTTATCATACTGGTAAGATCGTCAATGCCATAATCATAAACAATCGTGATATCTCCTTCACGATATGGCTTTGCAACCTTGTTTCTTTTAAATCTCCCCCGGGAAATAATTCCCTGCACCCATGACTTTCCCCGAAATGTTCTTTTGATTTCGTCATACTCTGCCAACCAACAAACTTGATGAGTATAGAAATCAAGGCCCTTGCCCCCGGTTCGATAATATCTATCTCCAAACATGACATTGATCTTTTCCCTGACCTGAGAGATAATAATCAATGTTGCATCTTTTTCGTCCATTATACCACAAATATTTCCGAAGAAATCATTGGCATACTTCTGCTTCTCCATTGCATAGGTGCCCTTTTTCTTATCACTATCATCATCTTCTCTCTGCCGGATCGCCTCATCCATTGCCTTTTCAAATCTCTCAATACCCACTTTAGATCGAAGCGCATCCCATGAATCGACAATATATAACAAATGTTGACCTGATTTCAAACGATCTGTCCGCCGGCCAAAATCAGCACCAAATTCTTCAATAGTTTTCGTGGCAATCCATTCCACTCCCTTAACAAAAGATTCACCATACATCTTTTTAAGTGGAAAATCCATCACCCTCTCAGGATTATTATATACAATCTGGATATCTTTAACCGGGGCAAATATCTTTGATTCCTTTTTTCTTATCTTATAAAAATCATGCGCCGCAGTCTCAAGAGCAAGAATCGTTTTGCCGGATGATCCATCACCAACAATATTAACAATGTGCCCCCGGGCCCATCCCCCATTTATTCCTTTTCCGGATCCCGCGAGATTTAAAATAGTGGAGCCCGTGGTGATAAATTCCACAGGCTCTTCTTTGATCTCTTTCTTCGCGGCTTGTTTAATCTGATCTGTTTCTTTTTTTGCCATCGCCGCCTCACTTTTTATCGGATGTTTTTTCCTGCTTTTCCTTCTCTTTTGTTTTATTGATTTCCTGCAATTTTTTTATAATGCCCTGCAGTTCGGAATCTTGCCTCTGAAACTCCTGACTTCTCTCTCTTTGTTCACATTGAATCGCCCGGCCCTTCCATGTCAAATAATCTTCTTCGGTAATATCTTTCGCCGTCGATATCCCTGTGAACAAAATAGTCATCAATATCAATGCCAGAAATACAAAACAAAATCTTTTCATACTACCTCCTTATTTTTGGGGAGAGCATGTAGCCGGCCCAGAACATCAAGTCGCTGTTCATCTTATCGGCTCTTTTTAGACTCTGTGGCATTTATAAATATGCCCTCCCTGTATATCCGAAATTACATCCGCCTGCGTCTTGCCGGGGGATTGTCTTTACCTTGATCATCATCATCAGCCGGCCGCCTTCTCCGTGGAGGCTCTTCATCTTGATCTGATTGTTTTTGCTTACCGCTATCACCTGCGCCACCTTGATCATCGTCATCAGCCGGCCGCCCTCTCCGTGGAGGCTCTTCATCGGCCTCTTTTGCTATCCGGGCAGCTTTATCGGCAGCAGCCTTCTTGGCACAGGCATCCCAAACTTCGCACCGGCCACATTCTTTATAAACATCAACCGCGCCGAACTCATATCCGCTCGGACAATCTGTTTCCGATTTTCTTTTACCCGGAGTATCTTCCTCTCTTTTGGGTTTGCGATAAGATACAACATCTTCCGCAGGTTGATTTTTGCCTGTCCCTCTAAATGCGCCATCGGATTCCTCAGCCTCTTCGCCATAATACCATGTCATTATGTCTTCGTATGACGGGATATCAATGAGGGTATCAAGCTGCGGGGCCTGACTAATCAGATTAGGATCAAGATCGTAATCACGATCCTCAAACCGGATGCCGATGAATTTCGTTTTATCCCTTTCGCCTTCTTTTTTGAAAACAATCGTTTTGCCCTTTTCGATATCCATAAAAGGGACAAGAGGATCAACATTTCTATCCCCGGGCCTGATCGCTCTCTTTGCCATCTCCCTCAAATACATTTCAAGAAGATAGAATGAGGTATGAAATACCTGAATCCCTTTTGCCTCTTCCTGACGGGTATCATAGCAAATAACATTGTAGATTGTCCGGGGGTATCTACTCGGTGTCAGGAGCTTTATGATCTTCTCAGATCCCTCTTCTCCTCCCGCCCTTTGCCGGCGGATCCGATCCTCACATACCGGGCATTTCTTGCCATAGGTCTCAAGAAGACATATCTTTATCCCCTCTTTTACACCGCAGTTTTGATGAACAAATAGCTCAAGAAGATATGTTCCCTCTCCTTCTTTGCAATTTGGATCATTCGGACCGGCGATATATGGGATTATATCGAACATGTGCTGACCATCCCCCGGCGACCAAAAATTGATACCCGTAAGGCCCGACTTAAAAATCCCCAATGACACTTTACCACCCGATTGCATTCTCTGCAACAATCGGTCTCGCATTTCATTACGATCTTTCATTATCACTTCCTCCTTTTCTTTTAAATTTCGTTAAAAAATTATGCCGTGCATCAAAATAACTCCTGAAAATCGCCGACGAGAAAATCCTAATCGCCAGATACAAAATTAACAATCCGGCAATTCCCATAACTACATATTTGAGGGTGTCATATAATGCATTAATCACCATTTACCCTCCTTCTATTTAATCCCTCTCTTAACTCACCTCCTATCTGTTTTGCCCTTCTCAATCGATCTTCTTGGTATCCTGAAGGTTGTTTTGGTTCGCTATGATAATTATTCATGTACAAAGCAGCCAGATTTTCAAGGCTTTTTTTCCTTGCCTGCATCGCCTTAACGGCTGCGGCATACATCTTCTCTTCCTCAACCGCATCAATAAAGTCATCAACAGCACGTTTTATCAATTCCTGTTGATCATTTTGCATCTTGATAAATTCAGGATCGGTAATGATAGCCGAATCAATTGCCCTCTCGCTCGGCGGATTTGGCAAATCATAATCATTGGGGTATTTTCTAATATCAATATCGATCATCGCCCGTAATTTATCAATCTTAGTTTTTGCCTCCGCTCTCACTATCTTCAAATTTTGTTCCCTTTGATTAAAAACCTTGAGGGAATGAGCGTGCTTCAAACTCCATTTCATCATTAGGGATGGTTGACGATCCCATTCATAATCAAGATTATTTTCATCAATAATAATGTCCTGCTCGTAAGAAGTATCCATATATATATTATATCCTATTTCTTATTAACAGATCGATAACATGCCAATGTAAGACCTCCTTTTTTTGAATACATAAAAGAGGACAAAAAATTCGCTATGATATCAGCGGCCCGGGAATTATCTTCACCCAATAAAACCACATTCATATATCCAAGAACAGCATACCTGACACTTTCCGGATCATCTTGTATCCCGGCCAATATTTTCGATACTTCTTTCCACGATAATCCTTTCAATAGAGCCTGACATAAATCTTTGATATTTGCAGCATTTGCATTATAGGTCATGATCGCATTTATCAAAGCATTATCATCATCAATATCAATCACGGTATCGAGCATAACCAATGCTTCTCTCGGACTACCTTCAGATAATTTTATTATCTGTTCGATTGCCATATCCGGGATATCAACCTTTTCCAATTTCAAAACTTTCTTGATCAACTCCCTCATTACCTTGCTTGAAAAAAGTTTTACCTCGCATATCGAACACCTACTCCTAACCGTCGCCAAAACCTGTTCGGGATTAGTTGTAGCCAAAATCAAAGTTACATGGCTTGGGGGTTTTTCAAGGAGTTTGAGAAGTGCATTCTGGCCCTCATTTGTGATCTTATGGCATTCATCAAGAAAATATATTTTTCTCACTCCATTGATAGGAGCAAATTGACTTGTCATTCTTATCTCCCTGATAGTATCAACGCCCCTTGTGCTTGCCGTATCGAGCTCCACAAAATCCCTATTATCGACTTTCAATTCTCCCTGAATAATTCCTGCAAGGGTCGTCTTGCCGCAGCCACGGGGACCGATTAATAATATTGCAGGTGGCGGCCCGCTTGCTCTCCGGCAAAGGTTTTTCAGGGTAACGATTGTATCTTCATTTCCAACAAAATCATCAAACTTTTTTGGCCTGTATTTTTCTTGTAACGGCTCTGCCATATCGTATTCCTCCCCATTTATTTAAATCTTTGATCGTTTGATTAACCCTCTCTACAATAATCTTTTTTATACCATTTTGCATCAGAGGGCAATTCTCTATTGAATCAGAAGGACATTTCCTTCTACAATTATCCGGGCAAGGAGAATCATTTTCCGAATATACTATGTCTCCTAAAAAATTGATAAGAGAAGAATATCCCAATGATTCATATTTGAACGGCAACAATTCATCATTTTTTGTCTTCTCATAAAAATCAATATTTAAGTCTCCGACAAGATTTTCCAAAAACATTTATATCACCCCTTTTCCTATCTGATATATTTTATCAGCAAAAACCTTAATTCCATCAAAAAAGATTTGTTTATTATTTGGATTGTGCAAAACGGCTGATGGATGAACGCACCAGCAAACCCATGCCCCAATATCTTCGATCCACTCGATTGTACCACTCTTATCCATAATACCCTTATCTCTGCCAGCAAGAGCTTTTAATCCTGTATTACCAAATGCCAATATAAAACGAGCATCAATCATTTTCAATTCATTCAAAAGCCATGGTTTACAAATATTGATCTGCTCCATGGTTGGAGTCCGGGTCAGTCTCGGATAACATTTGACAATATTTGTAACATGGAATAATTCTCTCGGGAGATCATATTTATCAAGCTCACCCCAAAGCAAGTCGCCAGATCGACCGACAAATCCTTTACCCTGTTCATCCTCTTCTTTACCGGGGCCTTCACCTACAATGGCCATATTAAATTTACCCTCTGATGGCAAAACCGGCCCTTTGCACTCTTGTCTTAATGGACATTTAGTGCAATCGGCAAGCGATCTATCACTGAAGCTCGCTGTCCTGATCAACCCTTTCATAAAAAAATTCATCGAAATAAGATCGTCTAAATTATTGGAATGACCTCTTGTTAATCGCTGAAGTTTGATATAATTATCACTACGAACAAGATCAATATCGAAGGTAAAATAAGATTGAAGATCCTTTGCCTGCGGGGTATTTCCGAAAGCACCAATATCATTTAAAATCTTTGTAATTTTTGTTGATCTTACTACCGTATTTTTAGCGGCGAAAAATCCCGAAACAGATTTTGATTGTTTTGAATCAACGCATTGCTGCGCCCCCTTATCACCGATCCCTTTAATCTCGAGAAATGGAGCATATAAAACATTTTCTTTAACGATCCATTTATCGGCCTGAGAAACACCAACTTGAGGCAACATAACTTTACATCCCAATCGCCTTGCCTCCCTGACCAATTCTTCCTTTTTGCTTTCGGGGCTATATGTAAGGGCGGCACAAATGAACTCAGTAGGATAGTAATGCTTCACCCATGAACACCAATATGCAAGCATAGCATACGCAACCGAATGTGATTTATTAAAACTATATGATGCATGTGCTTCGAGCATTTGCCAAAAATCCTCAGCCTCTATCCCATCAAACATCCCCTGCTTCAAACATCCATCAATGAAAGATTGCTTATATTGAGCAAATTCCTTAACATCTCTTTTTTTACTTATAATCTTTCGAATCTTATCTGCCGTAGGATATGAAAGCCCTGCAATCTTATGGATCACCTGCATCACTTGCTCTTGATAGATAATAATTCCATATGTATCCTTAACAATCTCCTCATATTTAGGGTGTTTTCCTTTCCATTTCTTACCATTGTGACGATCAATATACTCCTGAGTCATACCCGAATCAGACGGGCCGGGGCGGACAAGTGCAAGGATATCTGACAACATATCAAAATCCTCAACCTTCACTTGTTGACACATCTTTGTCCCGCCATAGGTATTTACCTGAAAAACTCCAACGGTATTTCCTTCCGCCAGATCCTTAAAAACATCTGGATCAGTAGGTTTAAGCAAAGCAAAATCCAAATCTATCTCTATCAATTCATCTGTAAGATCATCTCTATTGCCGGCCAAATAACAACAAGACTCAGGATGGTATAAAAATACTTTTTGATCACTTTCAGATATTAGCCTTTTAACCTCATTCAAAACCGTCAAAGTATTAAGCCCGAGAATATCGAGCTTCATCAAACCAACATATTCACTATCTTCCATATCCCAATTTGAAACAATCATTTGTGATCTTATAGCAAGATTGCCCCTGGATCCCTGAGTAAGATCATCGGCGGATACCACGCAGGCTGCGGCATGTTGCCCGGCCCCCCTGATCTGTCCCTCCAATTCCATTGCCAGATTAGTCTCATCAGAATATTTTTTATAAAATCTTCGCCCTTCCGGAGTATCAAGAGCACTCTCAATAACACCCTCATCTTTATCAGAGGCATCAAGAATCTTTGCGAAAGGATCGACATCTTCTAATGGTATATCAAACACGCGGGCGACATCTCGTATCGCAGCCCGGCCCTTCATTGTCAAAAAAGTAGATATAGACGAAATATTATTTTTACCATACAATTCTTCAAGATGCTCCCGAATCAAGGCCCTTTTATTATCGGGAAAATCCATATCAATATCAGGATAATCAATCCTTTCCTCTGATATAAAACGGGAGAAAAGCAAATTATATTTTATTGGATCGATGGTTGTAATGTCAAGTAGATAAGCCAATAAAGAACCACCAACCGATCCTCTTCCCGGCCCCATCATAATCCCCTGATCATTACACCAATCTACAATCTCCTTAACGATCAAAAAATAACCAACAAATTTCTTACTCTTGATCAACTGCCACTCATCCATCAAACGATCATAATACATATCATATTTTTTTTGCGGCCAGTTTGCCGATTTATATTCAAGACTGGCCCGTGCTTCGTTCAATAAATACGACTCGACATCCTTCCTTTCAAACCCGGGAACTATCGGCAAATAAATATCCTGCTTTTTAATTCTAAAATCACAACATTTTTTGGCAATATCTATCGTTGATCGGATTCCTTCATTGATTTCTGATTTAGTTAAAATCCCCTGCTTCTCAAAAGCCTTTACCATTTGTTGCTCTGATCTGAGAAATAAGCCTTCGATCCCAAAACGATATCTTGCCGGATCCGACCATTTTGCCTTTGTTTGGATTGCCAATAAGACCTCTTGTGTTTGGGCCTGAGTCTCAAGAATATAATGACAATCATTTGTCGCAACCAACGGGACATCATACTTATCTGCCAACGATACACATAATTGATTAACTCGTATCTGATCATTAATAGAATGAGGCATAACCTCTAAATATAAATCATCTCGAACAACCCTCAATAAATCCCTGAAAAAATCTCTTCCTCCTGGTTGATTCAAAAAAGTCATTGCACAGCCGGTCATAATCACCAGCCCCCGACAATAATTAAATAGATCCTGATACCCTATCCGGGGTTTATAATAGAAACCATCAAGATTAGCAATCGTCAATAATCTACAAAGATTTTTCCATCCCTGATCATTTTTAACCAGCACAACTATATGGCCTCTGACATCGCCCTTTTCTTTAATCGATGCATCCGGGACAATATATAACTCGGATCCCAATACTGGCTTAATGCCCTGCTTATCACAAGCCTTTTGAAATTTAATAAGCCCATCAATCGATGCATGATCTGTACAGGCAAGATATTCCATACCGATCTCTTTTGCCCTATCAACATACATTTCGGCACTTCCAAATCCATCTAATAAAGAATATTGGCTATGAAGATGAAGATGACAAAATTTCCCTGTCGTCACGATCATTTACCTCCTTCAAATATCCCAACCAATCAATATGAAAATGGGCTTGATCATTATGATAATAAAACGAGAACAATCTATTGGCCCCATGTTCTACTAATTGCTTATCTCTTGTCGGTGTTGCGGTATTGCCTGCGAAATATATTATCATCTTTTTGAGAATCCTTTTTCCTTAATTCAAGTTCACCTACATTGGATTTGATCCAATAATATGACATCAATCGATTAACAGATAAAAGTAAATTGCGATGCCATGTCGCTGTCACATTTGCCGCGAAATAAAGAATCATTTATCCGCCATTTTAACTACAACAAGATGGCGGAAATTCTTAGAGATAAAAAGTATCCGCCCCGATCCATACATAACTTTACGCGTCTTCTCAAGTATTTTAAGAAGAAACAATGGATTGATGGAAAATCTTATCGGCTCTTTCAATTTGATACCAGCCTCAAACATCAATTCCAACCATGCAATATTATTTTCCCCCCGGCAGACAATAGATCCTTCTGCAATTTCGATTTCAATAAGTTTCTCGGCATCGGTCTCTCCCTGTGCAACCGTTAAGGTCGCCTCCGCAGCCGCCTTTAACTCTTCAGGCAGCTCAAATTTGACTCCTTCAAAATCAAAATAGACATCTGTTTCCGGATACTCCATACCTGCCAACAATTGAGCACAAAACAGGGTTTCATCTTTGGCTTCAAAAAACGACCATCCATCAACGATGCAAAATCTGACTATCTCGTAATTAAGAAGCTCCTGAACGATAGTGGCCGGGATGAGAAATGATTCCCCGATATCATCTTTGAAAATATATTGGCTGATCCTCAAATTATCACTCGAGATCACTGCATCATGATCGACATACAGGCCAGTCAACCGGGGATTGCTCATATCTTTGGACGCAGAGAAAACACATAATTCTAATCCCTGCATGAAATCATCTGTAATCGATCTCCACTTTTTCTTTTTTGAAAGAAGAAGGCTGATCTCCTTCGTCAAATCTTCGCCTGTCTGCGTTAATATACCTCCCCGGGTTTTGCCTGCCCGGATGACCATCTTATCATTTTTTAGGGAAATATCCATCTCACCGTCAGGGATTTTATCAAGGATTTTATAAAATTGTTCCGCCGGAATCGAGCAGGCAAAGTCCGTAGGAAATTTATGGACAATGCAAATATGATCATTGAAAGTACAAATCTCATCTCCGGTAAAAATGAAATGGGTTTGCTGCTCGACAATCGCTTTTTTTGCAAGGCCCGGCCTCACCATCTTCAATGCACTAATCATTTTTTCTTTTTCTATTTTCACTTTTTCCTCCTTTATAAAATCCATCTCTTACATAATTCTCAACAAAATCCCGGGTAGCATCTCTGAGAAAATAATATGACATCAATCTTCGAGAAGCCTTTACTTTAGTTAAAGTTACCCCTTGATCGCCCTCCAACCACGTAGCAAAATATATACGCATCATCCCTCCTGCAACAAACCAAATCCTTTAACTCCCCTGCGGGTATAGGGCCACGGCCACGGCGGCAAACTCTTTTCCAAATCGCAGAAAAAAATTATATTCATCTCGTCCCGCTGTTTATAATCATTAAACACACCGGGCTCAATAATGATCTCGACATAAGGTTCACCTTTTTCATTTTTACCATGGATAAGATATTCCCCCGGGACATACTCGCCTGCATCTACAACATCTTGTCTGAGTAATTGGGCATCTTCAACATTATACCATCTCTCATTCTCCTTGAGCTTATATCCCTTCTCAACAACCTTGAATTCCGATTTACCCATTTTAAAACCCTTGCTCTCGATATAATTCAAAATCATTCTCTGTTGGCTTGCACTCAAAGTAGAAAAATGCTGCCCTTCGACTTTCTTACCCGGCGACTGGGAAGATACGGTAATTTTCCAAGTATTTTCATCATAAACCCATTTGCCATTTTTATAAACAGGAACATAAATCGATCCAAATCTTCCCGTCAAAACCCAACTCGTTGAATCAGCGGAATACCACGGATATTTAACCATAATCTCCAATGATGTGATAGCAAATCCATGAACCTTAACTTTTGGCAGCCTGTCAGGAGTATCACAGATAATATCCCAACAATCGTTCATCCATTGCTTGAGATGAGAACGATCTTTATCTTTTGCTACACCCCCGAGTGCAAGATAATCATAATTCTTAATGTAATAGTGCAGGTATTTCCAATCTTCCCCCCGATGAAAACAAGGCAAAGGTGTCAGTCCTGCGTCTTCCATTATCTGTTGATTTTTAAGGGTCTGTTCTGCATCACCAATAACATCAAGGTTAGAATATATCGTAATGTCCTCTTTATGATTATTGATAAAATCAATGTAGTCATAAATATCGATCTTCGCCCCCTTGCTCATTGCAGAGTATGCACCACTGTCCAAAAAGAGAGAAAGTTTTTTCATCGTTTTCCTCCTATACTCAAGTTCTCTTGTATTTTTATTAATAAACACAAATGAAAAAAGCCTATCAAATTCAGACAAGATTTTAATCGTCTGCAATTTAGGATTATTGTTCCCGGCAAAATAAATCTCCATCCTTTATTATATCATGATTTTTTTTAACCCAGTCAAATATTATATCTTCCCGGCATTCTTGTCTGTCGATCTCATAAAAATCGACCTTAAAAGAAATAGTCCCCGGATAATTTTTCTACCTCTGGAATAGTGTGTCGAATAGTAAAATATGTTATCATTTCTTTTTTGGCCAGATAAGAGGCAAAACCAACAATCCTGATGCATATTTAATCACCGCCTGTCCCCAAATTGCCGGCCACACCCAGCCAAATGCAAGGGTCACAAAAACTATCGAATCCAATGGACATGAAAATATATTCGAAATATAAATCCTCTTATGAAATGGAAGCCCTGATACCTTAAAAACAAACCAATCCACGGATTCCGAAATAACAAATGCGGCAAAAGATGCAAGGGCCAAATGAAGATTAAAACAAACCGTAATCACCGATGCCAAACCCATCCATATCCATGTTTGCCAATCGCCCCAAAACCTCTGAACAAAATCGCGAAACGAAAAGGTCAAACCAATAAAAACTACCCCGGCGGGAAAGGTCAGCCCGGCAACCTTTATAATCCCCAGCCAATTAACAAAAATATTGCCGAGCAGTATGCTTGCCAGATAAAGAAACCCCCAATACCATTTATTCATTTTTACCTCCAATCATTTATTATCATTTATCCCCTGTCTATCCTTGCAAGAAATTCCATCTTGCAATTATTTCTATTCTCGGCGAAATATCCCCTGACGGCAATAGCCTCATATGGGGAATTCCATTTTTTGACACCCCTCATTTCTTTGCAAAGATGCCGGGCCTTCATGATCAAGATCAATCCTTTTGGATTGAGCTCTTTTTCAAGATCCCTGACAACCTCATCAACGAGCCTCTCGGCGATCTGCAACTTGCCGGCATAATAATCAATGATACGAGATATCTTTGACGCACCCAAAATCCACTTATCTGGAATATATCCAAAATAATATTGACCAAAAAATGGAATAATATGATGCTCGCAAAATGAAAAGAAATACCCTTCGTCCCGGAGCATCTCATCATATTGCACCCCATCCTGACCATTCGGCACTACTGTCATCTTTGGCCGGCGAGTAGGATCATAACCCTGAAAAAACTCCTCATACATCCTTATCACCCTACCGGGAGTTTCTACAAGGCCGGGTCTCATCGGATCATCCCCAATAAACTCAATAAGCCTTGTAATAATGTCTGTGCCGGCGATCTCCTGCATTTCCCACGGATAAATGATCCATTGATCATCAATAATATTTGCGGATAATGTTAAACGATGTGATAAAGATGCAGATTTAATATCATCCTGCAATCTTCTGGAGTGCAGACAAATGAAATCATGATGAGGAAACTTAAACCGGGTTTTTCCCGAATCAACGACATCATCACAAACCAGAACAAAATCCTGATTTGCCAAGGTCTGATCAAGATCAAATATGGGTAAATCCAACCTCTCCGACAAAGCAACCGCAAGGGATACCCCTCCACGCGGAATCCCATAAACCCCAATATACTTACCACGATCAATTTTCTTAATCAAAGTATCAACATCTGAACGAAAATTATCCCATGAATAAATCAACTTCTCTCCCATCTCTACCTCCCAATAGATAATAAAGGATCAACAATTCCATACTCGGCAAAACCTTTTGCCCTGAGTTTGCACGCAGGACATTCACCACATGGCGGCCGCTTCCCATTATAACAAGTATGGGTATAGGCATACCAATCCAGATTACCGGTCATCTCCATACAAGCAATTATTTCTGCCTTCGACAGATTCATCAAAGGGGTATGGATCGTCATATCAGGCGCAGACAATCCTTTTTGCAATGTCTCCTGAAGCGACCTTATCGTTGAGTATCGGCAATCAGGATATCCGGAATAATCGGTCTGACAAACTCCCGTAAAAATATCCCGGATTCCCAAAGTATATGCAAGGGCGGCGGCGAAAGTAATAAAAACAATATTTCTCCCGGGAACAAACGACGAAGGCAAGGATCGATCATTGGGATGTTCGGCATTAATGTCCGTATCTTGATTTAAAAGATTGCTCTTGATTAATGAGGAAAAACTATTAATCGGAACGACATGATGAATAGCACCTGCAAGAAAGGATAATTTCTCCGCACACTCAAGTTCTATTCGATGTCGCTGTCCATAGTCAAATGAGATCGTATGAATTGGTTGCCACGCATCACTGCTTTTAATAATCGATAAACAAGTAGCCGAATCCTGACCGCCAGACAATACAACAACCACTCCCTTCATCGTTCCTCCTTATCAAAATTTTATTGAGATCATCTTATATTATATCCTAAAAATAAAAAGGCGATCAAAAAATCTGATCGCCTTTTCCATGAGGAAGGATCGTTACTTTGTCTTCAGGGCCAATGTCCCTTTTTCATCGTCACGGACAAACTTGATCTTGCGCTCTTTTTCCATCCGCGAAGGATTGCCGCCGAGCTGCACCGCAACCGTTTTCTTCATTTTGTCCTCTTCGCGATCGGGGAACAATTTGACGAGCTTTGCAAGGATCTTGTCCTTTGTGACCGGGCCATCTTTGGTGATAATATCGAGAATGCTTGAGATCACACCAGGACCTTTTTCTTTCTTGTCCTTCGGAGCCTTCGGGGCTTTAGGGGCCTTGTCCTTCGGAGCCTTCGGGGCTTTATCGGCCTTATCGGCAGCCTTTTTGTCCTTGCCCTTGTCGGCGACGGCCTTTTCTTCCTGATCGATGATATCGTTGTACAAAGTCAGAGCGGCTTTAGGGCCGGGAAATTTCCCGTCAACATCTTCGATCTTGCCCATTGCAGCCATGAAGCTCTTCAAAATCGTCTCTTTGTCAACACCAACCAACTTGATCTTCTCGCCGAGCAACCCTGATTCGTTCAGGGCCACAACCGCTTCCCTTAAATCTTTGAATTTTACATCTACCGCTTTTTCCATAATGATGCCTCCCTTTGATTTGATTTTATTTTGTTTCTCCTGCCTCATGTTATAATTATATCATGTTTTAAGGGAATGTCAACACTTTTTTTCACTTTTTTTAAACTTTTTTTTATGTGTCATAACTCCCTACAATCATTAAACTATTTAGGTTCATCAAAATTAACAACCTTATGCAGCTGAATGTTTAAAACCATTTTGGGGCTTGAAAACTCCATCATCCATCTCAATAAATCGGCCGCAAAATGACACTTTTTATCAGCATCAAACACGGGAGAAAAGGCGAAAAGGGCCAAACAACCCAGCCCTTCTAAAATACCCATTATCTTAACCGCCCTGTCAAAATCGGCCCGATCTGCAATAACAAACTTAACAAAATCACTCGGCAAAAGATTGTAAAAAACTTCAGGATCCATCATTGCGCCCTGCCCTGACGACGGCAATTTATAATCAACAATGAATTTTGTCCCCGGCCACCTTGATCTTGCAGGCTTGAATTTTATCGATCCATTTGTCTCGATTGTTATCTGTCGATGCAGATTACTCAGCCTGCTACATAATCTCCATACCAAATCTTGCTGAAGAAAAGGTTCGCCGCCTGTGATTGTAACTTTGCCGATTCCCCGATAAGAAACAATAGTATCAATTATCGAATCAATCGACATATCTTTGCCATCGTTTAATCCTGCGGCATACTGGGTATCGCAATATTTACATTGAAGATTGCATCCGGCCAGCCGGACAAAAACAGTTAATCGTCCTTGATAAAAATGATTAACCTCTCCATCGATACTCGGAAAAATACTATACACTCTCAAATATTTTTTCATTTCTCCTTCTCCCCTCTCTTCTATTTTTTGTTATTCTTTTTTTACCTCTCTCCATACAATAGGGATTTCCTGCGGCTCTACTACCAATATCTTCTCCCAAATAGAAACCTCTATATTTAGATGTTTGCATATCCTTTCAGCTTCCATCTTTGCATCCGAAATATTTTCATATGCACGTCTCTCTATTCCCCCTTGTTGATAAGATATAAGATATTCCTTCATCTACCCCTCCCTTTCAAAAATGGCGCAGGCCCCTTCCGTCTCCCATACCTTAACCCTAAAAAGATGTGTTCGCATCAATTCAGATTTCGACATTAAAACATCAAAAATCCACTCGACCATATTCTCGGCGGTCGGATTCTCAAGCCCGGGAATGCCATTGAGAAGTTTATGATCAAGCTCATCAATGATGAACATATTTACCAGTTGTTTTAGCTTGCCAAAATCAAGTATCATGCCTTGAGCAGGTCCCCGATCTTGCTTCTTGCCAATTAATGTAATCTCAATTTTATACGCATGTCCATGAAGATGCTTGCATTTACCTTCATGATTAGGTAAAAAATGAGCAGCCTCCAAAGTAAACATCTTGCTGATCGTCAACATATTCTCCTCCTATTTTTTCTTTTTTATTTTTGTCCTTCCATAAAATCGCTTGTATGTTTTCGGACAATATTCTGCGTCAAGATACGGTTGACCAATAGCTAATGATTGTAAAATCATTACCTTGTTAAGAAGATTAAAATCGTCATGACGATAAGCCATAATATTAACCCTCATCACACCAGCCAACTTTTCTCTTCTTGTCTGATTGAGGCCCATATACAAATCAACATGAGCCATCTTTCGAATATCCTCCGAAGTATCCTCTTCATCAAGATTTTCTTTCATAAATGATGCTCTGCCAGACTGGCTAACCGTCGCAACAAGACAATGTTTTTGTTTTGCTAATCTCTTACCTTTTTTCCATCGTGCATCAATTTGCCCTCTTTGATCCAATGATCCGGGCTCATCTCCCATAATATCAAAATAATCAACAATCACAACATCGGCAACAAATCCCTCCTGATATTCAAGCCCCTCAATATCTGATATGATTTGATCAAAGTTTGCACCAAAAGGAGGATAAGAAATAACACGCAGATTATCTTGAAACATACGGTGATAGGAATCTATTTTATCAAGAACCAATTCCGGAGTTAATTTCTTTGCCTGATGAATATCATACCAAACGGCAGGAATATAATCAGGCCGGCGCAATCGTCGACAATAAGTACAAGGTAAATACTTATCTATCATCAATGGATCATACGATGCAATATATACATCTTCATTATCATCATCTTCGAATCTGAGTTTGGTTTGATTAATCCTTTCTGGTAAAATACAATCTCCGGTCTGATTACTCAGACAATCAAAAACAGGAATAATAATTGGACCTTCTTTTTTAGCACCGGCCGTCAGACGAGAAAAAATTCTTTTTCTCAATTCCCTATCTGACATTTCAAGGGAGATATAACTAACCTTAAATCCATTTGTTAATGCCTCAAAACAAATATCTTCCTGTATCCGATAACTCTTGCCCCTTTTTGCAGGCCCCATATTTGCAACCAGCCAGCCTCGCTTCAAAGGATCCCCCACCAATTCACCAAGAAGCCCGGGAAGTTTGAATAAATTGTCCGCCTCATCCTCTTCAAATGCTTTATATACCCCTTTGGGGTCAAGAGGATTAATCCATTTGCTTGTTGTTGATAAGACATGACCAAAATTTTGAACCAATTCTGTTGCTTTGTCTTCCCGTCCCTTAGAAATAAAATCGTCAACCTGATCGACCAACATCAATAAATTTTTTGATTGACAAAATTTCTTTGTCCTATCAACCAAATATTGAGTATTAAATGTTGAAGGATCAACATCGGTATACCTCTCAGAGATATCATTCAATAACACTTCTATTAAATCAGATTCCTCTTGTTTTAGTTTTACTTTTTCTTCATCAAAAATCCCGGCAATATCTCTAAATGGGGCGATCTGATAATTGTTGTAATATTTGATTATCCACGATACTACCCGGCGAAGATATCCAGAGGTAAAATGCTCCGCCTTGAGCATTCTCGCAAGAACCTCTTTTCCAAATCGAGTATCAATAATCAAACCTATTACAATATCTTTTTCGACATCATTGGACATGTTCATTCTCTGATACATTCTTCCCCCTGACCTACCTTATCAAAAGATTATATCCTATCAATAAAGAAACAAGCCTTTTTTTACCATATATAAATGTACCCTGCGTGCAAACATTGCATCTGAAGCAAGCCATGCAGTTGTAACTATTTTTGGATCCGAATTTCCTAATGAATCTTTAAGGGCGGGAAATAAATATCTCGCGACAAATGCAACGGGGTCATCACTGATAATATCGTATCTATTTTTATTCACATCCAACCAATCATTAAGTTTATGTGCAGCCTTACGAAAATTATTTTCATCTGCAACCGTAGGAGTCCCGATATAATATGGGCTTTCGTTCCACAGTCGTTTTATCTTTGCAGTCGTATCCGGACAATCATTTTCTATTGTCACAACATATTTATCAATCAAATAATCCAGCCCGTTAAGACATTCATCAAACCATGATACTATATCGGCAATAATGTTATTCTTATTTGATTTAATTTTTGCCTTTGTAAAATCATCAAACTTAAAAAACCTATTCATACCAACATAATGTCCTGATATATTTTTATCGAGTCGAGATGGTTTGCGTGACCACAAACTATGATAATTTCCCATAGAGTCAGCAATCTCGTCCTGAGTATATCCTCTTTTTAACGACAGGTCTATCGCATTTATTACTATCTCACAGGCTTTTGATCTTGTCTCTTTTGTCTTTGGTAAAATATCCCCGAGCAAATTATTCCAATAATCCAACAGCTCTTTTGTCTCTTTTGGATAAACACAATTTTGATACAAAATACCGGAAGGTGCGTGAGCACCTCCTATTTCTTTAGAAATAGGATTATTATATATTATATTTATATCTCCTAAAAAAGAAGAGAGGGTCTCCTTTTGTTTAGGAGAGGGGGGCATCGATATTTTATTATTGTATTGATCAATAAGATATGTGTATTTTTCCCGATGACCTTCAACCATTCTGATCTGTCTCATATTATTTTTATCATAGCTTGTCGTGATATATCCATGATCCACCAATCTATTAATTCCATTTGTAACGCTTGATGTAGAGAGATCAAGGTGATCCTCGAAATATTTGTTGGTGGCCCAACAACCCTTCTCCTGATCTTGCAGGCTTTGAATTAGCCAATATAAAAAGCAATCATTCTTTGTTAATTTAGGATTATAGAAAACCTCAATAGGGATTATGATATATGTAATTTTTGGTTTCATTATTCTCTCACCCCAATAATTCTCTCATTAAAATTCTTGCAGAGTCCTGTGATAGATCAGCAGGATCACCCTTGTCGAGTAAAATAATCTCCGTAGACATCAAAACCGATAAATCACGGGCAACCCGTTTCGCCTTAATAAATGCATCAGGATCATATAGTACAAATAATTTTTTGATACCCCTCTTAACCAATAATAATTTTTGTTGAGATGTTAAATTGGAGGTAAATGATCCGATGGATCCCGGCCCCAATCGCCAGACATCAGTAACACCTTCTACCAATACCGCTTGCCTGCCGGCATTATCGATATTATATAAAGTATGCTTGACGGGTATGATTGCTTCGGATTCCGGACAATCGATATAGGGAATAGTCGCCTGATTTGTGATATCTCTGGTTAAATATGATACGAGTTTACCATCTAAAAAACAGGGAATAATAAGCCTTCCCCGATATTGTCCGATATTATAGACCGCTCTCAAATGATATTCTTTTTGCAATTTATCAGGATCAAACCTCCGGGAAGTAAGATATTGTCGATGCATTGTAGGCAGGATATTTGTAGATTCCCGGGGTAAATAGCAGGCTTTATGCCCTGTATTTTCAATTTGTATAGGGTTATACTGCGATTTTCTATCTGCCCCCCTGTCATTATATAGATCAGGATCAAAAAGCGTCGTATATGCCGTTTTTATCGCCTTCGCCTGCGACCATGAGCAATCTTCGATCTGACGGATCAGTTTAGTAATTGATCCTTTTTCGGAGCATATCCAGCAAGAAAAAAGGTCTGTCGCCCGATTGATTCCCAAATGCTTTGATGAATCCGAGCAACCGGGAAAAGGACAGGCTATACCTATCCATCCCTTACCAACATTTTTCCCGCCTTTGTCATACTTAATACCTTTATCTTCAAGATATCGTATGGCATCAAAAAAATCAGTTTTAATTACTTGTCCTCCCCAAGGAAATATGAAGCCATAACTCGTTCAAAATAATATCTGGCTCCGCCGGAGTAGCCCTGCAATGCCCGGCGAAGATCACCCTTTGCCCATTCATGATGTTTTGCCAGAATGTATTTCCCGGCGGTCTTGTTTTTTTCCGGATGAAATAAATCCCTATAAGAGTATATCCCAAATTGCCTTAATTCTTTTTTCCAAACCGAATATCTAATCTGCATGAGACCATAGGCCCCTTTTTTACTGACGGCCTTATGATCTCCCTCCGATTCAATATTTATGATGGCCCGTATGAGTTTTGGATCATCGATCATCGGAAGTTTATAGGTCGATCTGATATAGATGTATTCCGATATCGATATTCCTTTACAAATCCACCCTCCAATAAATCCTATTACAAAAAATAAAATCAACCCTAAAAATATTTTTTTCATAATTCCTCCTATTTGGCAAAAACCACTTTGCCATTCAATGTCGTTTCCCGACCTGAAATAGTGTTCCTTATGATCATGATTTTTGGTAATTGACATTTATTCCTGAAGATCAGATTATACTCATTATCAACATAATGCAAAACACCCCTTGCATCCATTTTTGATTCTATTCTTTTTCTCCATATAATCATAATTACCTCCTCATAAAAAGGCGGCCCCTCTCTTTCCGGGGGGGGTGTGGAAAGAAAATCACAATGGGGGGTTGTGATTGAGGGGCCGCTTTTATTAAACACCTTTCATTGTCCATTTATTATTAACATATACCTGCAACCTCATCACAGTATGATAATTAAGATATTTGTAAATGTCAATAAAATCTTTGATGATAACCTTATTTTTTGTCTCGGTAGCCCTGAGTCCACGACCAATATTTTGTAATACCGATATCTCTGATTTACCCCCGGCCGCATTAATAACACAATCAAGTGATCGAATATTAACTCCTTCTTTCCAAACGGTTGATGCAATAATACATTTTTTATCCTTTGACTCCAATGCCTCTTTAAGAAGCAGCCGATCTTGTTTATCTGTCCCTGACCAAACAAAATCAATAGGTAGATCCAAAATCTCCGCCATCTTGAGAAGATTTTTTGCGTGTTCGACCTCTTTGACCAATATCAATACAGATCGCCCTTGAGATATTTCCGTCAAAGCCTCCGTTATAATAAGCCTGTTGCGTATTCGATTATTGATAATTGCCTCATTGTATATATCCCGATACTTTGTTAAATTAAAAATGGAAGTATCTTCCGGAACATTGATCCAATGAATTTCAGGCTTAGAAAGAACGCCCGCTTTAATGCCTTGATCAACAGTAAATTCACCTATCATCGGCCCGAGATATCCTTCAAGAATTAAACTTTTCGCGCCGTCAATCTGATCTGTCGCCGTCAATCCGATCCTAATCGGAGCAAGACTTGTCTCAAGTATTTTTGCATATGTGCCATTTCTTGATGTTACATGATGACATTCATCGATAATGATCGTAGTAAAGGTAAAAAGAAAGTCTTTCCAGTCTGATATTTTCGACCAAGTCTGAATTAAGGCAATAACTACCGCGTTTTCAGACAGGGTCTCGATTTTTTTATTACCCGCACCAATTTCCACAACATCGAATCCTAATTTTCTAAACTCATCGGCCGTCTGCTGAAGAAGGTCGATCGTATGACAAAGCATTAATGTCCTGCCAGAAATCATCGAATGAATTGCGGCGGCAAGCAAGGTTTTTCCTGTGCCTGTTGCAGATTTAAGATATCCTCTATGTAGGCAAGACACCCCTTTTAGCAATTCTATTTGATCACTACGGAGGGTAATCCCCGGTAAATCAGGTTCCCGGAAAGACGCATCAGAATTAAATCCACTTAACTCATACGATATTCCCTGACGATCAAGATCCTTACATACCCTTTGTAAAAACCCTGTAAGGAAAGTTCCTATCCTTCTATCAAGAAATGATCGATCTTGCATGATTTTTTCTTTTGCATATCTCCCTTCGATCCACCGGGGCGATTGATAAGCAAGTATTGCCGCAACGATAGGATAATCTTTTTTGTTTGCTACCCTGCAATAAATAGGGTCTAAAATTTCTATTTTCATGACCTGATAAATTGCCTTATTTCCTTCATGACAATATTGATCGTCCTTTGATCTCCTTCCCACTGCCGTTTAAGATATTTAGTAATTTTGGGGAGAGTCAATCGATCCGTTGCGGATTGTTTCATTGATCGCCTTCTTGTACCAAGGATATCATAAAGGACCTCGGCCGGACAATTAACAATCAATTCGATCACCTGCTTTGTCTCTTCCCTGAGTAATTCCCACTTTTCCTTTTTAAGAAGGATCTGTTCAGGATTCATAGGGCCGTAAGATGACATATCAACAATGTCTTCCGCAAATTCCGGATTCTCGATCCTTTCAAAAGATAGATAATTGTCCGGGTTGGCCGCCTGAATAGCCGCCAGATAAAACCATTCATTCTTCATTGTCGCCCCCTATTATATTATATCGTATATTCAATCCATTAATCATGTGATTTAGAAGTTTGCCGCTTTTGCATTTTTTACACGCATCATGATATTCGCCAAAGGTACATTCTTTTGTCTGGCGATGCAAACAATTTTCAAGAAAAATCACCTGATTAAATTCCGAGCAATAAAAGACCTGTCCTAAATCGAAATGCCTACATGCAGGAGTATCATCAAGAATCCATCTATCGGCCGGTTCGCAATAATACCCCTTGATTCTATCATGATTCATTCTGGCATCTCTAAAGCAAATACAAAATTTGCAATGGATCCCCGTCCATGGCCTATCCTTTTTTACATCATCTCGATCTACTACGACCTTTTCTTTTTTCATTCTTCCCCCTCTTCTTTGAAGAAGCTAATATTGCCGTAGCCCGTTTGATTCTCAGCTCTCGACAATAGTCTTCAAGAATATAAGATGATATCGCTGTCCCGGTTCGAAATCCCGCCTTCTTTGCTTCATCTGCAAGAAGGGCAGCATCGTCACGGGTAATCCATGCTCCCTGCACTACCTTATTGATCTTTGCCTTTATCAATTTCATCACCTCCTTGTTTAAGGTCTTTAAATATTTTAAAAGATACCGCTAAAAAAATCAAGCATTTTTTATCATTCATATAAAGGAATGATTTTATCGCGCCAGTTATTTGCCACAAATCGAAGAAGGTCTTTATGCACTCCCTCGTCTTGTTTTGCCTGATTAAAAAGATCATCAAGACGATACTCATTGACATTCTTGATAATAAGATCATGAATTACCCGTGGATCCAATGCATCTAATTCCCAACTTTCTTCTCCATACTGCTCAAGATATTTTTGAAATCTTGAATCTGTCACTTTGGCTGGATTTGGAGGAGGATTATATTGATCAATTTGATCTTGATTAAGAGCAACCCTTTTAAAGGTCAGGCTGTCTTGTTCCTCTCCCATAAACAGGCATAACCTCTCTTCGATATCTCTCGACATATCAATTCCCGAAGGATCGTGATCACCAAAATGTAGGAGAAGGATCTGTTGTCCTGATCGCGAATATTCCTTGAATCTCATACCCGCCTGCCACATCGCCGTTTGGCTGGTATATCCTCTGCATGAAAAATAACTGATATCCAATTGCCGGGCAGCTTTGCCGACAACTCCCTCAAGAGCATCCTTTTCAACCCATACCTCAATTCGATATGGTTGACTTTCCCACTTATCGATTTGAAATTGTTCGGCGCAGGCATTAACGATATCAATAGGTGAATCCCAATGGGGATTTTTAAGCAGCTCCCGGGTTCGATCTTCAAGGGCAAACCAGTCTATATATCCCCCGAGTCTCGCATCATTTATGATCTTGCCGAGCTTCATATAGCTTTTTTGATTATTTGTGCTACCCGTTTGTTTATCGGCCCATGATGCAGGCAAAAGATCCCGGGCAACAAACTGATAATAAAGCTGCCGTAAGGTCAAGGCATATCCCTGTCGGATATATTCATTTATAATCGCCTCCGCCTGATCGACAATTATTTTCTTTTTTGGGGTCATCGAAATTTCCTGATATTGTATTTTCGGCATTATTTTTTTCCTCCATTAATAATAAAAGGGGCCGGGATCGCCGGCCCCTAATCATCTATTATTCGATAACATCAGTAGGGGTAATATCAATCACCTTGCCACAGATATGATCGAACATGCCGTAGAGCTTGATTGTCCGCTTTGGTAAATCTGTAACGGGAAATCTCTTTCCGACCTGAGTAAAAGCATTGAAAAGGCTCCATGCAGTACGATCTTGAAAATCTTTGTAGGTGGGCTCTCTCCACTCTTTGAGGACGGCCGGGATCGCCTGATTCGGAATGACCTTATAATCAACCGCTTTGATAATCATGTCATGTGCGTCATAATCATCGAGATAAAATTCCCGGTATGCAGCAATTCTTTCGTCCTGTGCATGTTTGGCAATCGCTATCTTGCCAACGGCCCCGACAACCAGTCCGGGAAGATCGTCCATGATATGAACCGTATGTTTGCGGGCGATTGCAATCTCACCAGAGAAGGCGAGATTATCACAGATAAAAACATTTGTCCCGACAACAAGTCCCGCCGGGAAGACCTTATCATGAGAATTACGAAGACCAACGGTCATTGCATAATCAGGATTGTCTTCGCGGATTCTCATAAGGGCAAAAAATCTTGCGCCATCTTTCGCAACACCGGTCTGCATAAAATTGATTTCAAGACCATTATCAATAATAGTCTTCTCAACAAGATCAAGAAGTGTTGCATGGGGAATTGGATGCCAGATTCCTTCCGGATTAGGGGTCGGAATTTTCCCGAGCAATTCCCTTTCAATCAATTTGCCGCCTGCATGTAACATTAATTCTTTTGCCATAATTTGTTCCTCCCTTTTATTTTATATAGTTCTCTTTGTAAAGCCGCATATCTTCTTTCAGATCATTTATATTAGCAGGAATTTGATCTAATCCCAATTCATGAAATGATTCAAAAATATATTCCTTGATCAGGGCGAAACTCCAGCCTTCCGCAACACCGATTAAAAAACAATTGCCTGCAAATTCCCTCCATTTCTTTGTTGATTGAATCATCAAGCCCGTATAATATTTGTCTGAATTTTTCATTATTTCCCCAGTCCTGTTCTGACCATTTGCGATGAAAATTTGAATCTCTTGCCATCTTCCCTCTGACAGATAATCGGATACTTCTTGGATGAGGGCTTGATCTCGATGATCTTGTACATTTTACAATTAAATCCAAAGGATTTCCCCCTATCATCTTCTTCAAGGCCGAACATTGGGGCATAAAACGCAAAATCATCTTTAACACCCTCTTCCTTGCCTTCGGTCGTTCCGGTCAGGCGGCAGGTAAATCTTGTAGGGGTAAAGGAAATTGTACCAATTTCCAAATTGATGCCATATTCATCCTTGATCATATCAAGAACGGCTTGCAATTCCGGGCGAAGCATTTTCATTGAATCTTTACTAAATGATGTGATCTTACCCATTATTCCCTCCCTTTGGAAAATTTGTCGATCAGGCTCTCGATGATCGCAAGCCTATCACAAAGCTCCTGTCCTTCCGGATCATCTTCATCAACCTGCTGGATATCATCGGCGACCGCATCCCTCTTTGTTTCGAGTCCCTGCAAAACCTCCTCAATCTCGTCTGCCATTAATTCAAATAATTTTTTCCCCTCCACTCCTGCCTCCTTATATGATTTATTGGATTTCATATTATAATTATATCATATATTTAGGGAATGTCAAGTGTTTTTTTAAAGAATTTAAATTTTTTTTCCCGAATGATTTCAATAGGTTATAAAACCAACGATCAAAAAGGCCCATTTTAAAGGATAAAAATAGCGGGGCGGTAAAGGGAGAAATCCGCCCCGCCGGAGTAGCCCCGATGGCAGGAATCAAGGGCTCTCTTTTGCATCCCAATACTCCTGCAACATCACACATCCTTCCTCGTGCAATCCAAAGGATTTTGCTCTATCAGGAGTTGTATATTTTGACGCCCATACAATCTTAAAATGAGTGGATAGATAGGCGTCTGGCATGATTACATCCCTACCTCTCATTTTTGTCCTATATAATCCAAGTTCGCGGCGATGACCAACATAGCAAAGGGCGACCATTTCCGTACATGATACACCGAGGCCATATTTCCGCATATTAATTAATGCCGTCTTTTTATCTTGAAATAGATCGCTCTCAATTTCAAGATCAAAAGTAAAGGTATCATCATAAGGACATCCAATCATTAAATGTGCCCTATCCACAGCGTCATAGCGGGCGCGTTCTGATATCAAAGGCTTAAGGATTACTGCATAATCGGTATGTAAAGGATAATATGGAGAACGACAAACAACACCTTCGCTTACCGCTTCGATTATTTGAGTTGTATTTTTTTTATCTATCAGCCATGCATGTTTCATAAATCCCTTAATTGCTACATTGCTCAAATCACCTCTATTTCGATGCAAGCCAATATACCCCGGATATGATCTTTCGATGGCGATTACCATTTCATCATAATCAATAAAGCGTTTATATTCCCCCCATGCAAAACCGAGAAGACAATGTTCTCTTCTGATATCACCTGCAACAAAAATAATTTTTTTCTTAATGTCTCGAATATTCATTTTTGATCTTCTTTTTGGAATGGATTTGGTATTTCGTATACTCTATGACAAGCCAATAAAGTACATTGCACTCCTATGTAATCTGTATACCATTTTCCATCTTTGCACCATATAGATCCCGAACAGGTATTACATCCATCTCCGGCTGGAAAAGTATATGGGCAAGGATTGTCCCGGGGGCATTCGATGCAGTCTTTAGCCATGACCGGAGAAACTAATAAACAGATCAAAATAATAAAAATAAATTTTTTCATGATGTTTTTCTCCTATCAAATTCAACATGAACATAATCTGGATTTGGTTTGAAATCGGCCCCAACCCGAAAACCAACAGACCGGGCAATATCCGCTGCCTCCTGATAGTCCGGGATCTGATCATGATCGATATCTGCTTTTAAATCCCACGTCGGTTTATTATTCTCTTTCAATATTGCATAATCAAACGCCAGACATTTACCCTCCCATTCGGGATGCAATCTACAGAGAGGATCCTCTTTTCCAAGAGGAAAATGTCTACTATTCAAAGTCCATGTCACCTGAATATTTTGCTCTTGAGTAATAATTGACATTTTGGCAAGCCTTCTCAGCTCATTAACAACAATCAATTTTTCCCGGCCCATTGAATATAAAGCAATCTGCTCATCTTTTGTCCGTTTAACGCAAGTGATCATAAATTGAATATTTGCCTGCGACATACCAATTGAAAATTCGTGATAGAGGATTTGTGCCGGGCCGATAAGATCATTAATATCTCTGCTTGCCATTATTTACTCCCTATCACTTTTATTTCTTTTTGAATGGTATACAATTTTTCCCGATTGACATTAATCGCATCCCAAATGTCCTTTTGTTCTATCTTACAATCAGAAACGAAAACTTTGGCATTCAAGGATTGAACGATCTTATCAAGAGTGTTTTTAATTGTACATTGAGTATTTGCATATCGATCACGCCAGTCATTAAGTTCTTTTTCTCTCAAAACTCGATTTTCCTCAAGCAATAATAATCTTTCTTTTTCTTTTTCTTCCCTGTATTTTTCCCGAAGATGTTCTCTCTGCTCTCTTTTTTTATCAAGCCGATTAAGCCACCATCCCAAAATAACAATACTTATAGGAACAATAATAACCGTTACAAATAAATTCCATGTCATAATCGGTTGATTCATTTCTACCCCCTCCATTTATTAATATAGATACCCGAACAAATGCACATAATTAGTTGCCCCGCCCGCATGGTTAGCCACGTTCATCTGTATCACCGTTCCGGCTGCATATGATTTACTCTTTACCGATGTCGCCGCAGGTACGGGCTGCAAAATGATTGCATCGTTCTCGGCATCCAAATTGTCGCATTGAGTAGCCCCTATCCAGTCCGTTTCCGCTGTGTCCTGCCCGATGGATATATCTGTGCTTGCCGCATCTGCCCCCGCTATGACGATTGCCTTTGTCAATACAAGCCGCTTCCCTGCCGGTACGGTATAAAGCGTCGTATCCCCGTCCGCCGCAAATGATACGGTAGTTACTGATAGGAGACCTTCCGCATTGTCTGTTTTGATAGGGCGCAGGAACGAGTAGCCGCTTGCAGGATAAGAAGCGTTTAGACCATTGGTTGTACTGTCTTTCCAGCCGTCCCGCTGTATCCCTTCACCTTCAAGGGCGAGGGTCGCGCCGATTTCGACAGCGTTCACATCATCAAACTCAAAGGCAATTCCGTTAAAACCAGTCGTTGCTACACCAATATAAATTGGGCCATCAGCTGTTGGCAGTATTTCGCCACTATATGTTGCTTCTATTCCGGTTGGAGTAAATGCAAACGCATTACCTTCGGCGGGTGAACTTGAAAATGCCTGTCGCCCTGCATAAATTGTTGTTGATGCACCCGCATTTAATCTGGCCTTCAAAGATATTCTATATCGTTTCCCTTCTTTGAGGGGATTAGGTGTATTCAAATATATTAAGTCATTTCCTCCATCACCAAGAACATAAGCCTTCCCTGGTACGGTAGTATTTACATCAAAGGTGGCGCATCCAGTGTTTACCCAATTCCCAGCTCCACTAAAATCAGCATCAGTTCCCGTTACGATATTCGTCTGACTCCCCCACTTATCAGCATAGGCGATACCATTCCTATACAGGTCAAGCACTTCTGCTGCGGTGAGGGCACGGTTATACACAATACAAGAATGGATTACCTCAGCACACCTGTAACCGCCGGGGAGTGTCGCCAGATATAACGGCTCAGCATTGCTGATGTCTGCCGTAGCCCCTGCGGTTATAGGAACTGCATCGCCGAGCTGAACACCGTTGACGGTGAATATCACCGACCCAGCCGTTGATGCTGTCTCACGGGTTATTATTACCCCCACTTGAGCTTCAGCACCATCGGGCAACCCCGTTGCGACAGTAGACATAGCCGATATGGTGCTGGTAATCCTCACAAAAAGCTTGCCATCCGGCAGGACAACAAACCTGATGCCCTTGATATCTACTTCGTACTTATCAACAAAATAAGTAGTTGCGCTTGGTGTCCAGTCGGCAAGGCGTACCTTATAAAATACGGCAAAGTTGTTTGTTGGATTGTCAAGATTAGCGTTGTCGGCAACCGATGGGCCATAATAAGAACCGGCAGCATAGGTCGTAGCTATCGCCTGACTCATTGCCTTTGGATTGCTCATTATTTCCACTTCTGACAGCAATGCCAGTGGTGATGCCGGAGTATAGGTTACATTTTCAGGTCTGCTATGGAGCCGTGCATATCCGGCTACTCCATTATGATCTGCTGTCCATATTTGAGCCATGTCAGCGGGGGAAGATGTAGGAGCGGTGCCGGAGCTTATTGCTAATACTTTAGCAGCAGATGTACCTACTGCTGTAGATGTACCAAGAATGAGATTACCACCACCGAGAATAGTGAGCAAATCTGTAGAGTAATTACGAATATGTAAGACCGTCTCTGCTGCTGCAAGTGCTTGGTGAGTTGTACCACTCTTTTTACTCCCACCAAGAACAACCGCTCCATTTGTATCAGCAGGATTATCAGAACCAAATACTCCATATATCTGCAATGGATTTGCGTCTGTATCTGTAAGTCCGAATATACTTAATCCACCAGCAGTGGTGTTTGTTGCATATATTTTCCCATAAGCATCCGTAGGAGCTATGTCTGTCATACCATGGTCTACTCCAGCCGTTCTAAGATAAAATTGGTCTGCGTTTGTTATAGTAAACTTTTTATCAGCTATTGTAGCTTCAGCAGTATCTGCAACCGTATTAAGAGCTACATGAAAATCTCCCCTATAGTTATTTGCTGTTCTCTCAAAAAATATAGCTCCTTTTCTTGTACCTGCATATCCAAATTCTATTCCTGTATAATTGTTTAGTGCTGCAAGACTTGAAGTTATTGCCAAAGCACCTACATCATTTGTAGCAGTATATATCTGTATAGGTCGTTCTGGTGCTGTATAACCAAATCCTGTATTGCCATTACCAAGAATGGTTAATAATGCAGTTGAGGAATTTAATACCTGAAATGCAGTTTCAGCATCAGCCAATGTTGTAACATCAGTTCCGCCTGCATCTTTTTTAAGAGCATGAATCGACATGGCTGGCACGGTATCTGTAGGATTGTTGTTGCCAATAATACCCCAAATCTTTACTCCAGTAGCATCACCATCAGAAAATCCTGTAAAAGACACACCACCTAATGTAGCAGAGGCTTTTTTGAAATAAGCATATGTGTCCGTTTCGGTATTACCTGTTATTCCATGAGCAACATCACTTGATTTAAATGATATAATTTCATCATCGGCAGCAAGCTGGTTGATCGTGAATCCATAGGTATTCTTTGTGTTGGCAGTATCCTGCCACATTAAGGAATAGCCAGTTTGGTATAATAAACTATTCTCTAATCCCGTAGCGTCAGAAGTATGTTTTGGAATATAGTTGTCGGTCAGTCCAGTAAGTTTGACAGTCGTTAGCGTTGGAGATCCCGACCACGATGGATCAGCGCCAGTATTTCCAATCAAGACTTCTCCGGTCGCACCAACAGCAATCGGTGTTATTGCCGATGTCCCGGATCCAACCAAAACCCCGTGATCAGTAAGGGTTGCCGCGCCGGATCCGCCGAGAGTCACAGATAATGGTGCCTTAAAACTATTTACCGTCGTGCCCTGACCAAAGGATCCGCCGGCAAATAATCCGATTATCAATATTGCCGATAAAAATGTTGATGCAAATTTTCCTATTTTCATAAACCCTCCCTCTTTAGGTTGTCGTCCAAATATTACTACCATATGTTATCCATTTTGTTGCAGATACAAGAACGACATTTAAAATAGCAATCCCTGTATCGGAGCAATACATTGTTCCGGATGCCGAACTATCTTCGATATAATCTCCGGTATCAACGCTCAAAGTCAGTTTGCCTGATCCCAATTTAACAACTTTAAAATTAACCCCTATATTATCAATGGTTACTGCCGGCAGATTCAATACTTGATCAGATCCACTATCTACAATAATCAATTTACCGCTATCTCCGACAGTTAAAGTCCCTCCGGTCGCCATTGTCGCATGGGGAATAATAAGTCCTGTTGATGATTCTCCATTCGCTACAATCCTTACCTGAGTAGCAGAAATGGCGATTGCTATAAGATATGGTGTTGATGTCGTCGTCAAGGCCCCGGCTGCGGTCGCATATAATTTATTCCCGGGAGTCCATGTCCATGAAGCATACGTCATTGTACCATCAATCTGACCATATCCTTCGGCATCAATTTCTGTTGATGTAGATCGCCATAATCCATGACAAGGTGTTGCATTTGTTGATTTATAGGCCTTACCATCGGCGGCGACATAAAAAGGATCCCTGATCGCCAATGCCGCACCAGCCGTTAATTTTAAAGTGCGGCCGCCTTCGATCTTTGCCATTACATCATTCCATAGGGCATTCCATTCGACTGTTCCCGAAGGTATCAATGGAAAATTGTTATTTGTCGTATTGCTCATCTCCCTCCTCCTTACACCAAATTAACTGTGATAACATAGACATCACTAAATTCTCCTCCGCTTCTCTGATAGACATTAAATTTATAAGTCGAAAATGGCCCGCCGTCCTCAGTCTGTAATGCTTCCGTATATGAGTAGGTCTTATCTGATTGAAATATCGTTCTCAAAACGGTATCATCATCTTTAGTTATCACGATTTTAAATTCGATGAAATCAACATCATCCGGGGTATCTGCAACATATGTGCTGAATCCCTGATTTTTTCTATTTCTGGTGTAGAGGGTTAAATCAATGTCGCCGGTATCCACGGTAATCGATCCGGCATTTGTAACAAAAACATCGTTGATCTGTATATTTGATAAGGCAAGAGGCTTATCACAAAGAGCGAGAATTTCTTTTGTCAATACATCTACATCACTCAAATCTTGCTCTTGTCCCCGGAAATTAAATGAAGCAATCTTAAAATACAACTCTCTATGCTTGTCGCTCTCGACCATTTCCGGGAAAAATTGAACCTGATTATATAAGGAAATCAAATCCCCCGTCGCCATCGATCCTGTCGAATTTAAGAGGGTCAGTCCGGTACAATCAAATATAATCCCGGAGAATCTCCATTTCATCGTATCAACAAGAGTGGCATCTTGAAAACGAAAATAGACATCTCCATAATCTCCTTGAGCAACAAAAAGATTAAGTTTAGGTGATGTCAATAAAGTATCAAGATCAGAAGCTGAAGAGAAGGTATAATCATAAGTAAATTGTGCTTCTATATAAGCATTACCATCGTCATCTATTCCAACATCGGTAATCTCTCCGACAACTCCCGAAAAAGAAGCCCGCTTATGAGAGGCAAAAGATCCTGTATTAATATATGATTTATACAATGTCGCTCCCGCCCATTGTATTTCGTCAGGTTTGGAAGAATTGATTGCAAGAATACACTCTCCCTGAGTATAATGAGGATGAACTTCGATCATTATAGGATTGACTACCCCCGATGCTTCGGCGCATAAATCAGGAGTCTCGGTTGATACAAAAGTATCTTCTCCATAACTCACAACATCATGTATTCCATCTCCCTCTTCTTCGGCTTCAACCTCTATTTTATAATCATCTCTTTCGCCGATCGAAAGAATACGAATATCAAAATCAATCAATTCAATAAGAGCATTGGTATATGTGATAACCTCTCCGGGTTTTAGACCAAGTGATTTAGGCCCAAGAATAAAAGATAATCCCCGGGGATTAAATAAAGTTTTTCTCAACATAAGGGTCGCCATCACCTGCGCCCTCTCCTGCGTCATAAGGCCATCAAGTTTTACGGTTTGAGGCTTGAGGCCAAATCGTCTTATGTCAAGAGAATCATCATCAATAGCCGTTGCGATATTATAATCGTTTGCCCTCTTTGTAAATTCAACAATAATTTTATTAAAAAGGTCTCTTAGCCCCTTCTTTGTAATATCAATAGGAAGGGTATTGCCATCTTTAACAGTATACTCATCTGTATAAGATGCAATAGGAGTTTCGGCTTTAAGCTGATTGTGAGAAATCATTCCATCATAATAAGTGATGTATCCATTATGATGGCCAATAATATACTCGAGAACATCCAATATTGACATTTGCTTTTCAAATGACATTGAAACAAGCATATCATTGTCTACGCAATATTCCTGAGTATCAAGAAATGTATCCGTTTTCAAATAAGTGCTTTCATCCCAACCCAACCCATACAAAGAATTTGTTAAAATCCTACGAGAGACAAAAGTGGGAGGAACATCCCTTGCAATATATTGCCGGAGTTTAATTTTTTCTCCTTCCTTATGCTCCACTATCCAATATTCATTATTATCCTTAAAAGCAACCCCAACTTCATAAACCCCAGTTTCTGATACTCTTGATTTATAAGTAGGATCAGAAGTAGATATATTAAGTTCATAAAGTGCATTTTCAAGAGGATATTCAGGGGGATGATAATAATAACTCGGTAACAATATCTTATTTTGCCTCATATCAAATTTACTCATTAATGGATAGCAATTTGTTCCATCGATTTTTTCATCGGTCCAAATCACAGATTGATCACTTAATTGAAATTTAATTAAAAAAATACCATTATACCATTCGCCAGCCATCAAATATAAATACCCATTATTGTCAGCCAAAACCGCACCACTGGAATACATATAATGAGAAGTATTATTGAGGGTATCCGAAACGGACATTGTAGCCTTATCTAATCTTCTAACCGTATTATTTCCCGATGCCCAGCCACCGAAAGCAAAATACAAATAATCATCATCTTGAGTAAGTCCTGATCTCCCATAAGCTGTCGCCCCCCAAAGACTTGTTGCATCTTTGAAAGTCCCATCAGAAACATAATATCTAAGAATAGACAATCCATATGAATTGGTAGTCAAATATATGTAAGTATCATCAACAACCATTCCTCTATATGCACCATCATAATCCATTGTATATGTCGCAACTAAAGAGAAATCAGACAAACTATACTTACAGACTTTTTGACGATAATTAAACCAAAGAAAATTTTTCCAAATATAAATGGTGGTTACTCCATGTTCTCCTACGGAAACCGATGAATCTTCAGAAGTTTCGATCGTCTCTATATTTTGATATCCAAGAAGAGAAAGAGAGTCTACCTCATCATCGGAAATCTCTCCTCTCACTTCAAAAGTAAAATTCGGTACATTGCTTGATCCACCTAAATCAAAATTTGGAAAAACAACATAGCATAGATTTTTCCAAACAGGGAATCTTGTCTTCCCTTCGGCAGTCATTGCAGATACTAAATTGCTATCAGAAGTTATTTGTGTTCCATCATAAACCGTATATGCGGATTTATCAATGAGGGTATTACCGGCCCATATCCTAAGAACATCTGCCGGTCCCATGCAAAGACCAATGGCAAGAGTTACGGAATAGGTATAATGAGTTGTATAAGTTGTCGATCCTCCTCCACCACCACCCTTACCTCCTGCTTCCGTTTCTGTAACATGAGGGATCGTTTGAAAATTCCCGTAATATAATAAATTACCACCAATCTTTTTTGTCCCGAATACAACGGCTATTGGAAGACCATAAGAAGATGATGTTATCTGGATCCCCGATGGAGAAGGCTTTTGTGCATCCGGGACATCTGCGGTTGTCGGAAATAAAGCACTTCCTAACATAGCCCCGGCCATGAATCCGATCTTTGCACCTAATAAAGGATTGCCGGTAAGAAATCCTATTCCAATACCTATTATCGCCCCGCCGGCAATCGATCCTATTTGTCCTGTATTAGCCATTAAATCTCCAAATTGATGATAAGAGATCATTATATTTTTGTTTGTGCATATTTGCCACTTGCGATAATTTTACTTTTTCTACGCCATTCTTAATGTGTGAATGAATCATTTGTCCATTTCCAACATATATCCCTGCATGAGAAGAGGTCTTGCCGTAATGAAATAACAAAATATCTCCGGACTGCATTTGCATAACATCCACCCGAAAACAAAATTTCTTTATCTCCTGCTCCAATATAGAGGCATCATTATGAAGGGCCCAGTCCCTTGTATATCTCGGAGGCCTATATGATTGAGGAATCTTATTTATCTTTTTTCCGAGCAAAACCACCCATTGAATACAATCGGTAGAATCTCCTCTTAATGCCTGACCATGCCGCCACTTAGCACCAATCCACAATTCGGCCTCTTGCACAATAATATTATCCATATAAAGTCTCCGGTTTTGGGATTGTTTCAAATCCAAAAAAATTAGCATAATTGGAAATTTGAGCTCCCCACCATTCAATACATAAAACAGGACAAACATTATCTCCTGCTGTAATCGTATGATACCATCTTGAAGCACTACAATCATCCCCCATCTTAATAACTATAATAATAGAATTTCCACTCACCCATCCCGGACGATTAATTACAGACTCGAATACGTCCTTGAAATCTATTGAATAATATTCTTCGTCCTCTTTCCATATTTCTACGTTATTCCATTCTTGTGATAATTCGGTAAGAGATAAAGCAAAAAATTCTTCAAAACTCGTAGGGGCGGCCGGGTCATCTGCATCAACACAATAAATAACAGCATTACAAGGAGGAGTCTCCCCGGCAATGGGAGACTCTGCCTTAAATTTAATTTTAATAGAAGTAAATTTTATCATTTCTTCTGAAATAGTTACATGAGGAAATCTTATAAAAGCATGTCTGAATCCAAGAAAATAACCAAATGCCGATTTAACATTATTTGTATAAAAAACAGCATGGACATACCCTTCATCGGTTCCTACCGCCGGTTTAAATTCATCAATAGTATTCCCTTGCCATTTTATAGCACAAGTCTCTCCACTTTTATCACAGCCGGGCCATATTCTAAAGGTATCTGTCGTGGCAACGGTTGCGGGAAGGGGAATATTTAATGTAACATATCCATCAAAATGCTGTTTGATCGTCCGGCTAATATTTATATTGGCCCCGGAGGTTATCTTTATTTCTCCCTTTGTCCAATATCCTTCCGGATGATTAACAAACTTTAAAAGGACATCATCATAAATAACCTTGTTTGTCGATCCATCTGTGCAGATCCCCGTGAAGGCATAATCGCCGGTTGCCAGAGTGCAATATTCGTCAAAAAGATTGTGATTGCAAAACTCAGAATAAATAAATTTTGGAAATTTATCCTGTAATTTATCAAGAATTGAACCAAAAGAACAAGTGATCGATCCCTGATTATAAATTATATCGCCTGTTAGATATCCCTCAAACCGGGTTGATAATAAAACACTATTTTCCCAGTCATACAAATAAATACATAAATGGGCATTTTTAAGATAATCTCTTTCTATGATTTGAGGAATTGTTAAAGTATCATCTCCGATTGTTATCCCAACAATACCAAAAGTAACATCTACTTTATCTACCTGCAAATCGGAATGATATGAAATATTGGATCTTTTGATAGGAATCGATTGATAGGTCGCGCCGTTGTAAGAAATGTTTTTATCATGAGGAGTAAAATAGGCCGACGCAACATAATTGCCATCAAGCACTATCTTATATAATTCGGCGGCCGCAATCTTTGTATCTGTCAATCCCATGCTTCTTCCCCCTAAATTCACCCTCTGATATCATGGGAATTGCCATTACAAATGATTTTCCCTTATCAAAAGGGTATTTGCCTATCCAGCGACTTGAATAAACTCCACAACCCCAAATTTATATAGATTGAGCATAAAATAATCCATATTCAATTGATCCTCTACAAATCTTACAGTATAGGTATTTTCCGCCCAAATAATTGTATTATCACTGACCGTCGCATTTGTCCCTGTCGGAAATATTGGAGCAGATCCCCCGGATAAGCCGGCCGTTGTACATTTATAGCTATGTCCATTTGCCACTATCGGCCTTATGATCTGATTTAAGGAATAAGTTGTATTTGTAGCATGTACCACATTTCTGGTTGCCTCATCTTCTGCCTTGAGATAAAAAGCCGTATATGCACCCTTGCAAGTTTCAAAAAATGCTTGAATCAAATCGGCATCACTCGGTCTCAATCGAGAAAAAGTTAATTTGAAATGATACTGAGGATCCTCATCAAGAGAAATTCTCTGTTCGCTCTTATTGCCATAGTCAATAATATTTGTCCTAAACTTTGGAATCTTGATCAATGAATATTGTGATTTGACTTCCGGAAAAGAGGTTAATGACATTATCTCCTCCCTCTCCTTGTAGGATGATTATCTCTTACAGCGGCCTGACCGGCACTGGCAAAAATTGTCTTATTTTCATATGCAAATGAGGCAAAACTTTTTGCATCCATCGCAGAGATATTAAACTGATTGACGATAATAGATTCTTGTCCACTACCTGACATAACTCCTAAATTACCTGACGCATCCCGGGCAAGCGGCATTATGGCCTCCGCCTTATTTCCCTCCGCCATCGATCCGATAGGGAAATATGTTTGTTTATCAACAATCCCTCCCCGCTTAAATGGAACAATCCGACCATTACGAAAAATATTTCCATGGGCACTTCCCACATATCCCGACCAATCTGTAGGATAATCAGTAGTATTTGCAACCGCGTTACCACCTCCTGATAATCCGAGCATCCCGGCAAGCCCTCCAAATAAACTCGTTAGACCTGCTCCACCAGCCTCAACTACCGGCTTAATTACTTGAATTCTTAAAAACTCCTTGAGAATATCATTCGCAACATTTCTTGCCAGATTGCTCATATCCATAAACCCTTCACTCGTCGAATCAAAAAAATCAAGAAATGCATCTTCGATAGTTGAAAGGGCATTATCATAAAATTGCACCCATGACTTCGTTGTATTCTCAGAATCAGATTTATACATATCTTGTCTTGCCTTGAGGGCATCCCACACATTTGAAGAATTATCTATGATATATTGATAATACTCTTTGAGGATACTTTTGTTCTGCTCAATTTCCCATTGATCAGCCCCGGGTAAACCCATCGATTTCATATCATCGGAAATATTTTTGATCTGCTGTTTTTTATAAGTAAGATAATTCGGATCTGCATAGCCAATGGCCCCTCTTAATTTCTCTTTATAGGTCTGCATTTCAATATCCTGCATATCTTTGAGCACATTTTTTTGTTTAACAAGGATAAAAAGTTTCTGCTCTTCCACTCTCATTTCTTTTGTATCTGCTTCATATGATCCCGCTTCTGCGGCCGCTATATTGAGTTTTAGAGTTTGTTCTTTTATCTCCTGATCAAGGATCCTTTGCTGGATATCAAATTTCTCCTCCAATGCAATCTTCTCGGTTTTATCTCCTTTGAGGATACTCAATTCCATCAACTTCGCCTGCAAATCTGTTTCTATTTTGAGGATCTTCCCGGCGGCCTGCTCTTTCGCCATCACATATTCATCTTCCATTTTTTGCTTTTCTTTATCTGTTTTAAGAAGCTGATTGTTAAGTTCGGTTGCCTGCTTAACCTTATACTCATCGACCTTCAATATCTTCCATTGATTAACAAGGGCCTGATCAACTCCTTCTTTAGCGTATTTGGCCGCTTGTAACTCGATCAATCCCAATGTATCATGCGTCATCTTTTCAATTTCTTCTCTGAGTTTTTCTGTTGCGCCCTTTGCTTTCTCGTCTGCATCTTTTGGTTGAGGATTTTGTTGATAATCACGGCCCTCAAATTTTGTAGGTGCCCGGTAATATCTTGCAACACCTTCTTCGGTATACATTTTTACATGGCCGTATGATTCCGGAGGGGCCGCCATATTTTCTAATTCTTTCTGGGAAACGGGAATTAATCCTGAATTTGCTTTCATCGCCTGATCAAGAAGGGCAATGTCTTGTTTATTATATCTATCTTGAAACATCTTATTTTTCTTTTCCCAATATCCGGGCTCAACTTCGCCCGGCGACTCGGCAATGCCCATTTCCTCTGCCAAACTCCGATATCCTCTTTTGTGCCTCTCTCCGGAAACGGTAGCCATTATCGTCGTCAAGGTGCCTCCGACCTTATCCAAAAACATTGCCAGCCGGCGAACCTCTGCAACAACATAATCAATCACTGCTTTGAAATCCTTGATTCCCTCTACCAAGTCCTCACTCCATTTTATTTGCTTAACGGTTTTACCAAATTTATCAGTTACCTCTTCGATCGTGATCAGAGAATCTGTTACATCCATCAACCATCCTTTAATCATTTCAAAAAGGCCTTCAAAAGCCTTGCCGGCGGTCATCATGACTATATCTCTAAAATTTGACCATAGGCCCTGCCACGTTTTTTGAGACTCAACCCCGGCGATAGTATAAGCCGATAATTTTTCCATCAGAAAATCGTATAACTTACCCTCTTTCTGCAATTCAATAATTCTTTTATTATCAGCAGAAGACAATCCCATAACGGTTGCAATTCTTGTTGTCCTTGGATTGATTACTCCCATTAAAAGAGATCGTGTTTCTTCTGCGAGCTGATGTAATAACATAGGATCGATTGCCCCGGCGGCCTGCACCATTGCCACCGTAAAATTCTTTGCCTGCTCTTTACTGAATCCTCTCGACATAGCGACCGGCAACGCCTGAGAATAAGCAACAATCAACTGATCAAGGGTCGCAATTGTTTGAAGGTTTGCGATCTGCAATTCCTCAACCATCTTTTTTGCATCCATTTGAGCCGCAGCCAGTGCATCAGTCCCTTGTAATGCTTTGCCGGTGAATTGATCGATATATTTTCCGTTCATCATAAATGATGTTGCGATACCAAGTGTCGCGCCTTCAATTTTTCCGAGATAATTTAATGCAGGAGAAACAAACATTTTAATTGCTACCGCTGCCCCGGCAATGGCAAATCCTACTTTCATAAAAGCCATACCAAGAGATCCAGTAGATTTCTCCACCTGCCCTAAAGAACCGACATCAAGATCCAATTGTTTAGCGAGCTTCGAAGCCTCTCCCCGGGTAAGACCTAACATCTTCGACATATCCTGAAACCCTTTGGTTGCTTTTTCAGTCCTCGCCATTGATAGCATTTGTCGCTCAAGGTCTTTAACTTCCCTCTGGGTCTTTATCGCCGATGTTCCTGTTGCGGCAAGATTACTCCTAAATCGTGTAAGAGCGGCATTTGCTTCGTCGGCCGTTAAGGCGATTCTCATCCCGGGCATTATTTATTCTCCTTCTATCTTTTTACAAAAAAGCATCGGATATAATTTTTCCTCCAATAAAATCATCTTCTCCAAATCACCCGTTGTCGCATCATGCCTTTCACAAATATCAGTCATCGTAAGTGATGACAATGGCAAATACCCGGTAAGCCCAACCGGGCGATCAAACTTTGAGGCAAGTGACCAAAGCTCCCACGCAGTTTCATTTTCATACATAAGATCCGGTTTATTGCATTCATCACAAGGCGGCTCACCATCATAAATTTCCTCACACTCATCACAAGATACAATGCCGGGCAGACAAATCCATTCTGCCCAGCCTATGAGTTTTTTGTTTCTTCTCCTTTGGCAACATTTCTTATATCAGCAAGTCGATCAGCCTCATCGAGAACCTCATCAATCAAGTCTCGATTATAATTATAAACGGCTTCTTTATTGACAGCAGTGCATTTAATCGAATTGCCATCCTGATCCTCAACCCCTTCCCAGTCGATTATTGTCTTGTCGATTCTGGCGACCTTGAGCTTATACATAGTTTCACTATCAAAGATATCTTTGCTCTTACGCCCTGTCGATTGATTTGTAACTTGAGTAACGAGTTTTGAATTTTCTTTTGGAGTCAGAAGATCAACGAGAAATCTCGCCGTTTCCTCGCCATTGGTTTTCTCGATCCATACCTGTTGTTTTTCCGTCCTTAATTTCATAAGGCCTCCTCTTTAGATTTTTGATCACCCGGGAAAAAAGGAAGCACGGAAGGACTCCGGGAAAATCCTTGTCGGCCGCTGCCAGCCTATCCGTGCCTTGCAGGGACATTATTTAAACACAATCTCCAAACTATCCTCGCCTTCTGTTCCGAGTGCCGTCAATGGGATTGACAATTCCATTGCCGGCGGGGCAAAGGATATCTCGGGAACCTGAAGTTTTGTCCGGGGCATATAAATTTCCATCATATACCCTTGCGTATCGCCGAAGACAAGCCTTGTCGCAACTTCATTACCATCATACCCATCCTTAAAATGCTTTGCATCTTGTCTGCGAAAATACAAGGACAGATTTGAATTGATATCCCGGACATCTTCAAGATAATCAGTAGGATATTCATCTCCCACCTCATCTACGGGATATTGTTTCGGCGTTCCGATATTCAATGTTCCTCTCCTGATCTTTGTTGATACTTCATCGATATAAGCAACAGAGTCTTTTGCTTCTATTGCTGTGCCGATTACCGTTTCGGAGGGAACATATCCTTTGATGACATCACTGGTTGCCCATGCCGCACCGACGGCCGAATTCAAGGTAATAACATTTGTCGTTGCATTCGATGCACTGATCAGAAATCCGGCGGATGATTTTGTATAATTATACAAATACATCCCTACACAATATCTCTTTGCGTCGGCAACCGTTATCGTAGTCTGACCCGCCGTCGCATTTGATGCAAGAGCATCGGTGCCGGCCCATTTCATCTGCATTCCCTGACCGGTAAAAGTTATCGCCAGACCTCCCTCATTCGTTATCTCAAGAACGGCGCTGACGATCGAGCATCCGGACATGGCCTGAATAAAATGATCACTTTCTATCCATAACGAAAATGATGGAGAGGTTGTTTGCTGTTTATAAAAGATACTCGTCAAAGTACAGAGGGCATCAGTAAGCTGTGCCGTAGCCGTTGTTGCTGCATAGGCCCTTGTCAATCCGGTAATCGTCCCGGTTGATGAGGATGCCGCCTTGATCAAATTCGTATATGCTATCTTTTCCGAACCTATCGTGATAACTCCGGTATGAGGAAAATTGCCTGATATCGCCTTGAGAGATGCTGTTGCAATAGATGATGATATTCCAGCCGAAAGAGACGCGGTCGTTGCAGACTGGACACATCCCTGCAATGATCTGAAAAGGGTATTGCCTTGAGGCGGGCTTGAAGTGGCAAGGGTGCCGGACGGCCTTATATACATTTTCAAGGTAAAATCACCGGCCGGGGTCGCATTTTGAAATTGATCAAGAACATCAAGCGTATCTCTCAACTCTTCGGAACTAACGAATGTTGGACGCTGGTTCATGACCGCATTGCCGGCAGGCCTGATAAAATCGGTCGTACCATTTGGAAATTTTAACGTACCGACGACTGATTCCAATGTCACAAAAACCTTCTGTTTCCGGGAAAGACCAATTTCTGATTGTATACTCATTTCCTTACCTCCTTCTCTCTTTTATTTAAGTATCTTTTCCATAAATCTTGTTAACATAAAATTTGATACTTGCATCCAAAACAATAACTTCACCGCTTATCCCGGATCCGGCGGAATTAGCAATTCTCCTTATTCTACCGGCTATATATTCACCTGCAACCAAACTGGATAATGTAAAAGGAATGCAATAAGTAAAGTAAGCGGAGGCCGTTGCAAGAGTATCTGAATCAACATTAATATCACCGGAATCAACAGAAGTCACGCTTGAGCTTGCCAGACTTGCACTTGTAATACCATCCCATGAACAATTCAACTGGAATTTTGTATCGGCCGTTTCAGAACTCGATAAGGCCACGAGTAATTCAAGAATCGCTGAATCAACATCGTTCCATTGATCCGGGACTTTTGAACGAAAATATATTTCTTCAGTGGCCGTCGCTCCCGTTGACCAAACCGGCAGGGAAAGACCTTTGAAAGCACCCAATTTTACAACACTTGGTGTCGACATAGTAGCCGATTCAAGATTCAATCTTTCAATCATCCTGATCCGGCCAGACATATCAAGCTGTGGGACCTCTTTCAATAATTCTACATAATCTCTTTTCATTTATTTCCTCCTCATTATAATCATTCCCCTACCCAACAATGAAAATCAACAGACATCATAATATGATAATACCCATTTGGATCTTGTCCCGCAGGATTACTTGAAGGCTCATCAAACCAAATACCGCTCACATCGGCCCTTCTAAATATTGTCTCCAATCGATCCGCAAGTTTATTTAATGTCTGTGATCCATTTCCTTTTTGATCAAACAATGATACCATCAACAATCCATCACGAAGACCAACCCCATCATCTCCGAGTTCACCCACGATTGTCGAAGGGATCTTGATAACTGGCCTGATCCAAGGAGCATTATCCGGCGGAATGAAATTATGATTTGGCCACTCAATCACAGAAGCGGTCGCCCATGATGTCATCAACTGGGTAAAAATCGCTACTGATGCCGATGCTAATGTCATTTAAAAAACCCCGTCACTTTTAATTGAGTAATCTGTTTCTGCATAATCGCTTCAACTTCCGTCATCGCCTGACGATATATACCTTGAGGAGCCTGACCGCTATGGCCATTTTCAAGGGGTTCGGCATAGGGAAGATTATTGAAAATAAAAATCGTACCGCTACCGACAGACCAAATCCATCCTTGAGCTTTGGCAAGGGCTAATGCTTGTGCGCTCCCCGGATTACCACCTTTAGGTATCTTGATTATTCCTTCATCACCGGCAGGCTCATGATTTGCAATACCATGGCTTGCCCTATATGAGCCCGTATCAATCGGCGATCTTCTCACAATATTACTAAATAAATCGAGAACAGTTTTTCTAACAACTTTCTCGAATTGATTTTGCAATATTCCCCCCAATTCCATTAAGGATTTGGAAAAAGATTCGGCTGATTGATTCATCTTGTCTTGTAATCCTATGTCGTAAGCACCCATTACACAATCCAAATTTTAAAAATGACAGGAGTGCCACCGGGCTGAATAGGCTCAATTTTTGTCGGCTGATACACCTTGTCATCATATAGGATCTTCAATTTTGTCTGATCATCAAGAGCAGGAAGATCCTTTGCAGGGAAAAGAATTGCTCCATTCCTGATCTTTGCCAAAAATCCTGAATCATCTTTTCTTATGATACTGGTAAAAACTCCTTTTGCTTCATATCCGGCCGTTGCCATTGTATAGGAATCTGTTGCGGGATTAAATGATGATAGAGTAGCAACCTCTATCACCATATCAATCCCGTATTTATCAATCATTCGCAAAGACCTATCTTGCAATCTTGGATAATCCATCATGTCCTCAAAACGCTTGCTAATCGATCTCCGCCAGAATCAATGATAGGAGATAACAGGGCAAGGATTTTTGTAAATACCTTATCGGAAGGTCTCGATGTAAAATATTCCACTTCGATGACATCGATCTTTTCACTTTTTATATTATCATCCGATGTCGGCAATAAACAATCAGGGGAAAGAGATTCCTCATAGGCTGCATGACACACCCCTCTTTTTAAGGGTTTGGGTATCTCATCGTCGTCATAATATGTTCCAAAACGCGGCCACTCCAAAGGATTATCATAATCTTCTTTTTCTCCCTTGAAGTGCAGGGATTCGATGAATACCATTGCTCGCAAAATCGCCGTCTGTTTATCTGTCGTAGCAAGACTCGCCCATGCCGAATATCCCATATCATCACAATAAGTATCTACTTCATCAACGGTAATATAGGAATTGGCTGATGCACTGGCGGCTGTACCATCTTCGACGATTATTTCCGGCATGACTGCCTCCTACCTTATTGTCTTTTCTTGCGCCCTTTGCCTTTGTCCGTATCGATCTCGCTTTCCTGATCATTTGCCGGGGGATTATTTGCAGGCGGAGCCGCTTCCTGCGGAGATTCGCCTTGTTTCTTATCGATATCCTGACCGACCGTCGGGGCCACTTTCTTTTCTACGGGAGGTTTTTGTCCCGGGGGAAGAAAAGAAAAATTACCGGATCTGACTGCTTCTTTCGCATCAACCATGTGATTATGAAAATGTTGATTTCCCTTTTTATCATACACTGCTATTTTCGCCATTTGATTACCCTCCTATAGTTTGAGTTACAAGATTGATAGATTGATTTTCCTTTGATGGCGGCGGAGGCGATCCCACTTCCATCGACAAAGGAATCCCTGCATTATCAATCGTTGCTTTAAAATCACGCAAGAAAAGCCGCCTCAATTCAGGCGGGAGTTTCTCAAGAACCTGCAATAATGCCCTGAAGGAATTTACTCCTTCGATCAAATGGGTCAATGAACGATGATACAAAACATATGCCAGACCATGAGCATTATGGGAATATATAAATCGATTTCCTTTTATTGTAGGATCTTGAGATAGTTTATTAAAAATCTCAAGATATGCCTTCGCGCCCTCAAGTTTTATATCAACGTCATTATCAAAAACCCCAAACTCGAGAACTCCAAGAGCAAGATCAATATCGCCCGGGATGGCTTCAAGACCTAAAGCCAAAACCCTTTTTGCATCATCTCTTTGCCTTACATGAAGATGCAAACGAAACAGGGTAAAATAAATTGATTTGTTAAAAAGATCCGGATCTATATTTTCTCTTGCTGCCAGATACCTTTCGCCCCACTTAATAGCTTCTTGATTGTCCGTTCCACCTTCGGCATTTAATTGACAAAGATAAAACATGGCATCATAATCATGAATATTTTCCTCAAGCCTTTTTCTAAGCAGGGTATTTGTTCTTGTATATTTTACTTTCTTCTGATCAGCGGTGAGATCATATCCATAATGATTGATATAGATAAATTCACACATCACCGACTCAAGACTTCCTCTTATAATCTGAGGATTATTATGAACAATTCCCTGATAGCGCAAATCACCTTTTCGAGATAATCTTGTGGAATTAAATGTCATGATCTCGTGGCCCTTCTGGATATCATGAATTACCACGGCGCTGGCAACATGCGTATCGGGAATATTTTCAAGGAAAGAGAAAAGCTGTTCTCTTGTCTTTTCTTTATCTTGTATATAAGATTTGAATTCTTCATCGGCATCGATGATCAAAACCCACTTCCCTTCGGCATAATCGATACTTTGATTACGATGAATCGAGAAATTGTTTTCCCAAGGATGCTCAAAAATACGGGCTCCATACGACCGGGCGATTTCCATCGTCCTGTCTGTAGAGCCCGTATCAACAATTACAATCTCATCGACAATACCCTGAATCGACTTCAGGCATTTCTCGATGTTCCGCTCCTCATCTTTTACCATGAGGCAAGCGGATAGAAAAGGTCTTCCCGGATTCTTTTCCATTCCCTGTCTCCTTACTTTTTGCTCAAGAAGGCGCTGAAGGTCGGCCCGGTTACAAAGGTCCCGCCGAACATGACCTTAACCCTCAAATACTGATATATCGTTCCGCAAAAATCATTTGTCCACGGAAGGACATATCTGCCTGTCGATGGAGAGCCGTTTGAGGCACCAAAGGATCCACCCATCTTGATTGATTCTGCCGCGAAGGCAATGCCAACACCCAGCCGGGCAAGCGTCTGAAATCCCTTATCAAAGCTCGAAAGATTCGATCCTCTGACGCAAAAGAACAATGCCTGACCGCTGGCAACCGTCGTAAAGTTGGTATCAACGGCCGAAATATCAACGATCAATTTGCCCTCAGTAAACCCGCCGCCGGTATCAATCGTAACCGGAGCAGCTGCCCCATATGTGCAGTAGGCCGCCGTGGCCAAAACCGCTGAAGCTCTTAACATCAGGTCTTCATCTACGATATGTTTTCTCTGATCCAACATGTCAAAACCTCCTTATAAATTTTTTATCCCGCACATAGCGGTTATGCAGTTGCCGTTGTGTTCTGGATATATCTCAAGCGGGCAATCGCTCTCGGACGGAGAACAGCCAGAGAAATATACCATTCAACCCTTGTCCTGAAAGCAGGCTTCTCATCAAGCTCACCGAGATCCCTGACCTGCATCTCCTGATTCTGGAGACCGACAACGCCATTTTCCGCGAAGGATGTGCAGTAGATGGAACAACAAACCGAACTTCCCGATGCAGCCGCTTCGTCAAAGGACATGATGTCGGTATTGGTATTGTCCTTATCGACAATGAGAATTGGCAGATCGTTATACTGCGTAACCCGGCGACCGAAAGCATCAACGGAATATGTGATATATCCGCCAACCGTGCTTGTCCTTGCCGCCTGCGTCAGCCGCCTTCTCATCGTTTTATTCATGACGAGATGTGTCGGCTCTTCGACGACATCAATCAATTCGTCGAGTTTGATGAGAGACAGGCCGGCCCCTGATGCAGCAGAGCTGTTATCCACCAGATTATCACCCGTGCACCTGACCTGAAAACCGTCCATGCCCTTCGGGGTCGTGGTAACATCGCCCTTGATTATTTCCTTTGTCATGGAGAGGGCAAGGGCCTTGATCTTGAGTCCTTCCTGAATCGCTCTCTGATCATCACCGCCGGTATCAACAAGGAATTTGTCAACATCAATATCACCACCGGCGATGCAGAGCGCCTCAGTGATATTGTCGACTTCCCCTGTCCCTTCAGCAAAGGCCTCGTTTACTGCCCTGAAGGCGATGTCCGGCAGGGTCTTTTCTCTGTTGAAAGAGAGGGCATTACCCTGAATGTTTTCGAATGGGAGCGACTGCAAAACATCGGAGCTTTTGGCATAAAGCTCCATGATCGTTGCTTTCAGCGTCTCATCCTTTCCCATAGCAATTTTCGCAGATTCGATAAGTGTTAAAGCCATGATCTAACCTCCTTTTGTTTTTTATGTCCGTGGATAAAAAAATCCCGGACAGATTATTTAACTTCTAATCCCTCCGGGATTCGATACTCTATCACCGATAGATATCTAATTTTTTTGATCTCCCCGCGTCAGCCCGCCGGGCTCAAGGGGAAATCAGATTTACTTTTTCACACCTCCTTGACTATGAATATATTTCAATCTCTCTTGAGGTGGTAATTTTGCAAGATCCTGTTTTGTCCCAAATCCCGCACTACCGCCACTTTTATCACTTCCGCCCGCGCCGCCGCCACCCGAAGATTCAAAAAGAAAAGGAGCAGTTGTAACCAAGGCCTGTGCCCATTCAGTAAATGTCAAGGCCTCTTTTCCATCCTTACCATACAATAATCTATCGCCTTCTTTTGGAACAGGTTTATTATCTTCAAGCCTCCATGTCTGCCGGCCTCTGGAAAGTATGTCCTGCATGGCTTCTTTTCGAACAACTCCTACCGCATTAACGGCCTTTGTAATTTCGCTGTCTATCAAAACTTCCGAGAGCCTCTGGGTCGTACTCGTCAAATTCTTTTCTCTTTCATCGATGGCGAGCTTGAGCTGTTTGATCTGCTCATCATAATCAGCCTTCATCCGTTCGACTTTCTGATTGACAAGCTCATCGATCTTACCGGCCTCAATCAACTTTTTGTCGTCAACGGCCTGTAGTTTTTTCTTCATCGCCTGCAATTCATCAAGGTCGACACCATCAAACTTTTTCTTCATTGCTTCCAATTCTTTCTGTAATTTGATGTTATTTTCCCTGAACTCGGCGATCTTCTGCTTTGCTCCTTCATCCTCCTCCGTCTGCAAATGAAACTTGCCGTCTCCACCCTGCTTATACAAAGCGGCAACGGCCTCTGACAGACCTTCAAGATTCTCTACAACCAGTTTTAACGCCATGATCTCCTCCCGGTTTATTTACTTACCCTGCATCATTATATTTAACTATAACAAATATAATAACTGGAGTCAAGAAAAAAATAGAATTTTTTGATTAGGAGGAAAGATTATTTTCTTGTTTGAATAATGCTATTTCATCATTCTCAAGGAGGGAATAAATCAATTTTGCCACCATCTGTCTTGTAAGACCATTTTCCTTTACCGCTTCATCCCATTGTTTATATCCCGGATACAATGGATCGTCAGGAGAAATGATCATGATCTGACAATCTCCAATTTTCCATGGCCCTTCACCCTCAATCTCTCCGGGAACAAAATGAAAGGGATGAAAAGAGGCTTCATACCATCCCACATCGGCAAACCATATTCCATCCTTACCCTTGAAAAGTTCGGCGATAATCCTTTCTCCACCAATAGGATGAATGATCTTTAATGGTTTATTGATCTGAAACAGATCCATTATTCCTCCTTCTCATATACGATTTCATTTAATTGATCATCCGTCGGAGTGAGATGTTTATCATTCCCATAGGCAATATTATTAGGAATTCCTTCTGGAAATGCTTCACAAATTACAATCTCTGACCTCTCTGTTCCGTCAGGCTGATCAACTCCTATAAAATACTTACATCGACGGATACTACATTTTGGTTCTTCGATCATTTTATCTCCTGATATATTATATCATATTTTTAAGAATACTTTTATACTCCATATTTTTTCTTAATAACTACCTGTTGTAAAGGTCGGCCGTCAGGAAATTTTGTATAACCATGGTTTCTAAAAACATTTATAACATTATCTACTTCGCTCTGATCATCACAAATTATATATTTGAGTTTCTCAAAAATACTAAGGCTATTTTTAAAATTTGTTTCATTATATCTATCAGCGGTCGCACCTTTCCATTGTTGAATATTGCCCCGTAATCTATTATTGGCTATATACTCTTGAGACGACACTCTTCCATATGAATCCCCTCCATAGCTTATAGCATCAAGCCTTCTAAGAAGATCAGTATCCCATACAAGTCCTTGTTGTTTTTCAGCCATTCCAACCTTCCATATCCTTGTAAAAACATAATCTGCACCACCGGATGACATATCTCTCTCCGGGGACATTCCGCCCCATTTTATTCCCGTCCTGATTTTATCCGTCGTTGAAATAAGGCTGCCGCCGGAATTGAGAACGGCATCCATGCTTTTTACCATATCGCCTGAGTGTAATGAATGATATATAACATAATCTTGTCTGAATTGATCAAATTCCGGAGTGCCAACAAGATCCGGACGCCATCTTCTTGTCATTCCTGTATCAAATGGCCCCCGTGATCCCGCCGGATTATATCCGGGAAGACTTGTCACATTATCAACCCCCAATCTTTGACTAACCTCCTGCCGGAGAGCAAGGACCTGATTTTGAGGAGGAAGATTTTTAATTGATTGAATAAAAGACAAACTATTTGAAGCATTTTCCTGATACAAAATCTGCTTCAGATATAAGACCTCTTCATCAAGGACCGACGGAATCGAAACATCGATATTTAATTTTTTAAGGATCGAAATAACTTTATCCGATACCTCTTTTCCTTCACCTTCGGCAATAATCTGTACTTTGCCTTTGAGGGCAAAACTTATTTTCCCGTCTTTAGCCGGCCAATATCTTATTTTAACGCCTTCGATTTCACCTTCGTAATAATGAACATATGAAGACGTTCCATTAAAAGTAATATGTTCCCCGGTATCAACGGCAAATCCTCTTTGCAATTTTCTCTCTTCAAAAAATCCTTTTACCTTTTTCAAAAATTGATCAGATTGTTTAGTTTTTACCTTTTTAATAATTTCAGAGATATCTCTAAATGCATTTAACTTACTCACCAAAACATCTACCCTACCACCAACACCAACATCTTCCACCTCTTTCAAAAAATTTATCCACTTGCCAAAATGATTTTCAAAAGCAATTATGTCCTCATTTAAAATTAAACCCTCACTACCCTTTGATACCAATGTTGAATAAATCTGATCGTATGATTTAATAGCAGCCTTTGCCCTCGTAACATCTACCTCTCGAATGGATCCCGACGCAAGATTATCCATCTGTTTATTGATCCCTTTGATAGCCATTATCGTATCATTATAAATTTTATTGGTAGAAATAACGGCGGGTTGATCAGCCTCTTGTTCTGCAAATTTAACAAATTTATTAAGATTTGTCGCTCCTTTTTCTCTGACCTTCAAATTAACCCATGTCCTCTTATTACCAGACGGATCAGTATCCACATAAAACAAAAGATTATGATCTTCGATATCTTCTTTATCAACTCTAACACTATATCCGGAAATACGGGAATTGGTTATCTGCTCCTGCTCAAAGGTAGTAATTAATTGGCCCGCCTGTGATGGAGGGGTAACAGGTTTTGATAATTGCTCCGGTTTAATATGAGGAAATTTCTTCGCGATATCATCCCTTCTTGCAATCAAAGTACTAACCAATTCTTTTGCATCTCCCGGGTCTGTCGGTCCAAATTCATTTACCAATGATCGGATCCGAGCATCAGAAATAGAAATTACTTTTCTCACTCCATTTTCCAAATCGCCTTGTTTAATATTACCAAAGACTTTTGCCGCTTGTGCATTACTCCCGGGATTTCTCATACTATCAAGTTCGGTAACGATATTTCCAAAAGACTTTCCTTTAAGCCCTCCCTGTGCACGATATCTGAGTGATCCGCCGACATCAATTCTGATAGCCCTTGTCCCCTTTTGCAAAAGATTATCAAAATTTAATCCAACAACATCCCAATCCCCTAACCATGCATCAACTACAAAATCATCTCCGATCCCCGATATAAAACTTCTTTTAACACCCTGCATATCAAGTGATGAAAGATCATCAATAATCCGAGATGCAATTCCAAGTTTATCCCCGACCTTGACATAACTTAACTCAGGCACTTCAACCCCTGCGGCCTGATACAATTTACTTGCAAGCATTTCATTCCTTGCAACATCAATGCTATCCGGAATCTTAACATAATATCTATCGGCGGGATTATCTTTCATATGATAATATCCCCCGGTATTAGATCCCTTTTGTTCTCCATACTTAATCATGTCATCAAAATTAAGCATTGGAGATTGTGCTTTGGTATACGTCCATTTTGAGGGCATGTCGCCAGGTAAATCAAATTTTCCTGCAAGAAATTCCCATTTGTCTTTCGCGCTTGATTTTAAAAAGTCTTCTATCTCATCATCATATAAAGAATTCAATAAGTCTTTACCTGTCGGAGTTGAAAGAATATCATCGATCTCTTTAATCCCTGATGTCCCTATTTTTGGGAGGCCCCCGGGCTCAGGAGCAGTAACTATTTTTGGTGGCGGAGTCTTGCCTATTTTACCGAGAGCTTTTTCTATCTTGAGATCCCACAATTCCTTTTCTGCTGCCGATAAAGAATCATAAGCAGCCTGCCAGCCGGGGGAAGGCGGCTGCCCTGCTACTTTAGCCGCTTTGTATTTTTGCAAATAGGCATTCTTGATCTTTTCATACTGGACCTTTTCTATCGGATCCGTTAGATCATAAATCTTTTTACCTCCGAGAGTGGCCGTAGTAACCGTTTTTTGCTTGATAAGATTTTCAAGTTGTCCCTGAATAAACAAAATCTTATCATCACCATTCGGCATGGCGGTAACCTGTGATATGATATCTGTTAAATCCTTTGTTGATACTTTACCGGAATACTGCTCAATAACTGCTTTAAGATTATTTGAATAAGTCAATAAATCTTGTTTATATGTCGCAAGAGAAGATTTAAGTTTCGCAAGTCTTTCCTCTATCGTACCGAGATTATATATTTCTTCCATCAAACCTTGATTTTTGGCAAACATTTGAGCAGCCTCGGCGGTAGAGGCCAGATTAACAAATTCATTGCCAAATTTTGCATCCTTGACTACATTACTTAAATATTCATATTTTTCTTTTTGGGCTCCAAAAGAATTTGCTATGTTTAAATATTGCGTATCTATACTATTAAATAACGCCGGATCTTCTGCTATCAAATCACTTATCTTATTTTTATAAAGAATTTCCTCGTTTTTATGTTCTTCGATAGCCCTTTCAAGTTTGCTTATTTTCTTATTGAGATCAGCCTCTTTTTCTAATTCACCTGCAAGATTAGGATTTTTGGCCAATATTATATGTGCTTCATCTGTCATTACAAGTTTATTATATTGTGCTGCGGGGCCTTGAGTTAAATCGGTCATTTTATTCTTGATCGCCTGATATCTGATTTTGTAATCAGCCGGCAGCAAACCTTCCGCCTTTAAGGCCTGCTCTGCTTCAATTGCCAACGGATCAGCCTGCTTCAATTTCTGCATTGCCTTGAAATATTTAACAGTGGTATTATGCTTTTTCTCCATGACAAAATTATAGGCTTTAACGGGGTCATCACCAACAGAGCCCGCAAATTTTTCAAGCGTCTCCGCTTCTATTCCCCCCGATTGCAACCATACTTCGAGTTTAGCCGAAGCATGTGTTTTCATAGTCTCTTGTGCAATCACAAACTTTGTCTTTGTAGATACGTCATCAAATGTTTCAAGCATTTTATTGGCTTCTTTTGCCAGACTCGGATGAACTTTGCTTAACAGATCATCAAGCTCTTGCGTTGCTTTAACTTCTGCCGGATCCTCAATAAAAGAAAAAAATTGTTTTGCCTTAAAAGTTTTAGGTGTCTTCTCAACAAGGACTTTGGGGATCATCTTCTCTTCTTTTTTGAATAATCCATCAAAATATTTTTCAAAAACTTGAGGTAAATTCCCCTTATGATAATTGGGATGAACATAAACGCTGAATACCTCCGCAAATCCTTCGCTCTCACTTGTAGCAGCGTACTTTGAAACATATTGCCTTATTTGATGCTTTGTTTTCGATTCATATAAAATATTCCATGCATCTCTATTAGCCTTACTCATATTATAATAAATGTAATGCCCATACTCATGTCTCATAACAGGCAAAACTCCCTTTCCAGAAGCATTCCATTCACCTATCGAGATATCACTTTCAATCATTTTTTTCAAAGAAATTTCTATCTTTCTTTTATAAAGATAAAATCTCCCCAAAATATTAGGAGAAGCAATATATTTTTCATCAACAAAAACCATTTTTTTAAGAGGATGATGATGAAAAACAACATTTTCGATATCATATTGACTTTGAATCCTTATTAAATCTTCTCCAACAGCATTAATAGCTTGCACATTTTTTAATCCTTTACCTTTACTACCAATTTTCTTGATCCCAACAATCTGAAAAGATTCAGGTGACATTTCATTTACTGATAACATTGTCCATTTCTTTAATCCTTTCTCAGGAACAAGATCACCATGAATCTCTTTATATAAGGATGTGGGGGTATGTCCTGCATTTTCAATCGTCCTATATGCAACCTCTCCTTCAGGCATTGTTGCAAGAAAATCACCAAACTCTTTTTCATTCATCAATATTGCCGCCTGATTCTTGATATGTTCAAGCAAGGTTTGCTCCCTGATTGCAATAGAAGCCCCCTCTCCGATTCTCGCCTCCAACTCCGGCAGGGTCAACAATCTTCCATTCTGATGGATCAAATCTTCCATAGTTAACTTGTTATCGATCCATAATTTTCGTCTGGTGATACCAAGAATATCTTCCTGCACTTCTTTCGATTGACTCAGCAACCAAGTATTATAATCCATTACCGATGAAACCGGGCCGCCCATCGATGCCCTTTGCCCGGCTGGCATCACTTGTATTAGCGCCTCTTTCTCTTTTTTATTTAGAAGCGACTCATCGTCCATCAATTCCCTATAACTCTTTGTAATCGGCAGAAGAGTGCTTCGGCAATTCCAATGAAATGGCGGGCCACCGACGGGATAAGGAATGGTATGTCCGACAGGATTAAAATTAAGATCATATTGCTTACCATCAAGACTGCGACAAAGAGGAGTTGTCCGTGTATCAAGAGTGGCAATAACCTGATATCCTTTTAAAAGATCCTCGTTTTGTTTATACATTTGCATACGGGTCGCATTTGCAACTTGCAGGGTAGATGTCCTGACAAGTGCGGCAGCTTCTCTTTTAGGTATCGACATTATGCCGGGAGTTAAAGCCGTGCCTCGGATCCTACCGATCATCTCGCCAACGGATTCACCTTGCACCATTCCGATCTGTAACTGTTGGGTCGCCTGATTAATCTGCCCTATTAATTTCGCTTTGGTATCTTCGCTTTGCTTATCCCACCATGCACCAATGATATTACCATCAATCATAGTTTTTGTAGCAATGCTTTCAAGTAATTCAGGAGTTAATGTCACATCAAAAATATTAACGCCTACTGCGGCATTAAGCCCGTTCTTTGTCGCCTGCATAGTTGCCGGAATTATAGCCTTCAAAGAATCTTGAGAAACTATCTTTATTTCCTGATATGATCCATCGATAATTTCAAAAATTTTTCCATTGAGTGTCTTCAATCTCTCTTCCCGCCATTTAGTAAGAGTAGGCCCGGTCGGATCCACTTCGGCTATCTTACCAATAATTTCCTGTTGAGTTTTATCGAGAATTGAAATGATATTCTTTTTTACGCTCTCACTATATCTCTCGAGATCGATAGTATTCTTAATAATATTGTCTGCTATCTTGTCAGAAACTCCCGGGGGCATTAAATTACTTCCTTATCGGCGTTATTTTACGATCACCCGTCGCACCGGTAGCCCCGGAAAAATCAGTAGAAAATTCATCCACAGGGGCTTCCGATTTAATAAGGTCTTTTTCATCTTGAATCGATCTGTCAGGAGGTAAAATTTCACCGGCCTGTAAGTTATAAAGGAAAGTGTCCATCGATATCCTGCCGGCCTGCACAGCTTGAAGAAGGGCCGTGATGTCCTGCGGGGTCAATTTCTGGGAAACAAAATCTTTACTCATTCTAACAATAATTTCCTGATCGATCCCCATCCACCATGCCATAAAAGTGAGGGCCTTTCCGATACCCTCCTCTACCGACTGCACTATTGCAGACAAAGTAGCCGTATCACCTGATATCCTTAACTTAATAGCTTCGGCGGCCTCTACTCCCATCTTTTGTTCTTCAAGAAGCCTCGCTCCCATGACCGCCATCAATTTTTCAAGTTTATCAAGGGCCTTCTCCATCGACAATAATCCCGCCCCGGAAAATTCAAGGAATCCACATTTGGCCTGCGGATCTTCCGAAATCCATGCCTTTTGAGATCCAATATATAATGCTCCTTCGATCCTAAATCCTGCGGCCCATGGTGTAGGAATTGCACAATAATGAAGACCATGATAATAATCGGTAGATACCTGCCAATGTTTTATATTGAGATTACCGACATCCAGTAATGGCGGTTTAGAAGGTATGGGAAAAGTCCCATCGGCAGAGATAAAGACAAAAGGAATCTCTTCTAAAAACACTCCTGCTTTGGTAGGAATAATCTCTTCCAATCTCTCTTGCCACATATCACCATTTGCGCCCGGTTTTTCCATCTTGTCAAAAATCTTTTGTTTATAATAACCATCTTCTTTATCAATATAACAGACTCTGATAATATCCTTATTGATCAGAATATAAGGATCTTCAGAATCTTGCTGATATTCCACTTCGGCAAGGGCGATCATCAATAATCGATCTTCGCCATTAATTCTTTCGGTATACCAATTAAGAATGTCCGTACATTTGTATAATGCCATATAGGGAGGAAGATTTGCCGGGCTCTCTTTAGGACGATCGACCAGAATCCCAAAAAAACCATAGCTTAAAACATTGTCAGCAGTAAACCTGATAACTTCATGAATCGATTGATTTGCCGTTGTAACGTCAACTAAAGTCTCTTGCAGAATTTCAGGGGCCTCTATCTCTGCATCCTTCCTGATAATGGCCCCAACTAAACCCTGCAAGGTACGGGATGTCGCATTAAAAAAACTTCCCCTATTAACATATGCCAAATATTCTTCGCCCGATTGCCCCGATAACTTTGGTAAATATGTCTCTCCTGCACCCTTGATTGTTCTTTCCCCGGCGATAACATCGGAAATCATCTGCCAGTCTAAAACATACTTATCATATAGTGGATTTTTTGTATCAGGTTTCATTTTTCATCCTCCTCCATAATTCGTTTCATATCCATCAATCCTTCAAGGTAATCATATTTCGGCCGCCAGCCCAAGAAAGAGATCGCTTTATTAATATCAAAAATGCAACTTCTTTTTCTGACTTCTGGAATATCCGGCCGATAAATAAATGCCGCAAATGGCATTCCCGGAGGAGAAAATACCTGCACAATCGCCTCTGCTTCATCCTTGATAGTCAATCCCCTTCCGCTTCCTATATTATATAAACCGGCGGGGACATTCGGGTTGATTGCTGCAATAATCGCCCTGATAACATCCTTAATATAAATTAAATCCCTCTTAGTTTTCAATTTACCCCATAACTCTATTGATATTCCCTGTTTTGTCTTTTCGATAAATTGATGAAAAACGCATCCATACTTTGTATCCTGACTGCCATACCCTCTTATATTGGCAAGGCGGAGAATGATAGAATGGACGTATCCCATTGCATTATAGGCCTGAATCATATTCATGGCGGCTATCTTCGATGAAACAAAGGTGATAACTTCCGGGGATCCACCATACTTCTGAGGGGTCTCTTCCCGGATATACAACTCATCGGACATATTAACATCCGAGTGGGTCATTGTATAAATCAATCGTGCTCCCGTCCTCCGGGCAAACTCGAGAATATTATATGTGCCGATAGTATTAACCTCGAAATATTTATAAGGGGCATGTCCGTCGATCATCAATAATGCAGCACAATGAATTACTACATCAACATGTTTAGTCAAGGGAAAGGTCTCGGGAGATCGAATATCACAATAAGTAATTGGTATAGGGCAATCTCCCTGATCGATGTCAAGCGGTAAAATTTGCTCTTCTCCGAGTTCGATTAATTTTTCGACAAGATAACTTCCTATAAACCCGCCGGCCCCGGTAACGACTATCATTCTGCCGCCTCCTCATAAAAATTGCCGGGGGTCCTGATCACTTGAGGCAGGGCATCAAATGGAACAATGTAAAAATACGGATATTCCTCAAGGATCGCCTGCCGCGTATATGATCCTCCTGTTATTTTGGAGCTTGTCCGGATAAAATATCGATAAATACATTCACTGGCACCAAACCTCTTTTTGAAATGATACACTCCTTCCTGACCGGGAAGTTTCGTGCCGCCCCAATTCCATTTTGTTATTCCCTGTGCCACCAGCTCTTTCATAGCATGATAAATTACAATATTGAGAGGGGCGAGATTACGATATTGAGTCTTGATAATAGGCATAAAATATTCGGCCGTCTGATTATGAACGAGAACGATCAATCCGGCGATAATCTCTTTCTTATGTATCCCTGTATATATCTTGATAGCCTGATCTCCCGCCCGGTATTTCTGCTCGATCCAATCAAAAAACTTCCCGGGCTTATCCGGCGCACCAATAGCCTGCATATTTTCAACATGAATCATTTCGATTATCGATATCAAATCACTTTTTACCTCCGGTAAGAGATGATTTGAAATAACCTTAACGCCGGCCTTCTCGGCTTTCCTGACAAGATTCCTTGTTTTGGAATGATAGAGATCAAGAATTTCGGATTGAGAAGAAGGAAGAAAAGTTATAAGGCCCGTTCTATGATCCATAAACGTCGCCGAATGCTGATCATACAGATCGCCATCTTTTTCAAAAGGCGGCTCAATCAATGTTGCCGAGAAAAAACCCGGTGTCTGCCAGAAGGCATCAAGAAGAAATTTTTTAACCTCTCTAAACGCACCAATAGACCAATTATTTTCCTTCTTGACTACAATGCCCGGGTTGCTACCATAAAATGGAAGCGAATTTACAACGGCTCCCCATTTTCCATTCTTGACAATCGCCGGCAGGACACCAATCACTTCGTTATCATCCTGCATAGCAAAGAAAATAACAATCTTGCCGCCTGTGATTGCAGCAATCAATTCAAGATATTCATACCGGGAAAAATACGATGAGTCAGGTGAATGATTGATAAAATCAGAATACATTTCTTTGTCTTGCTGATCAATATCAGTATCCTGATTTTGAAAAGAAACTTTTCCAGTGATCATACGACCTCCTTCGATATATACCATTTTATAGTTTCAATCAATCCTGAGTCAAGAGAAATCTTCGATTTAAAACCAAGAATATCTTCTATCTTATATCCACAACCAATATGACGACGGACATCCCCATGCCGGCGGGATAAAGATTGAATTTCTTGCGCCTGATCACCAGTGATCGCTTCGTATATATTAACAATCTTATTGACAAGCTCATCAATGCTGGTTTCCTGTCCTGACGCAATAACAAAAGTCTGCCCGCAAGAATGCTCCCACTGATCAGAAATAAGAATTGCAGCCCTGACTATATCCTTGACATAAGTATAATCTCTCGTTTGATTACCATCTCCATATATCTGTGCAGGCTGGCCCGTCATCAATCTCTCGATCGTTCTCGGAATCACGCCGGCATACGATCCTTTATTTTGTCTCGGACCATAGATATTAAAAGGACGGATAATTGCCGATTGAGATTGATACAGATTATAATAACAATTAATCAGATCATCACAGGTCTTTTTTGAAACCGCATAGATCGTTGAAGGCTCCTGAGGATGCCCTTCATCCATCGGGGCAACCTGACAAGAGCCATAAACCTCCGACGATGAGAAATGGATCAGCCGCTTGTAATAGTTTTCCCGGAGAAAATGAAGCAAAGTCATCACAATACCGACATTATTATTAAAATTATCGGCGGGATCTTCAAATGAATGCGGTAAAGGCTTGACGGCCAGATTAAAAACAACATCTATCTCTTCCCGGAGAAAAATCTTCTCCATTTCCGGCATATCCCTGATGTCCACCTCATAAAACTTAACGATGGGATTTGCCCATTTAAAAAGAAGTTGTCCTTTTTTATGTAGAAATAGATTATCGACGATCACGATCTTCTTTATCCCACAGGCAACAATCAATTCATCAACAAGATGACTTCCGACAAATCCGCACCCTCCCGTGACCATAACATTTAATCCGGCAATCATTTTCCCTCCTCATGATAATCAAATTTTATTGATGTTATACGCCACTGCTTACCCGTCGCAAAACGATCATAACAAAAATGAACTCTTGAAATATGGCCACAAGGAAATGTTATTTCGGGGTTGAAATATCTCCCGAGTGATCCGCCGGCAAATCGAATAATAACTTCCTTACCGCATTTCTCACATTTCTCGATATAGGAATACCGGGAAAAATCACCAATCTTCTCACCCCTTCTTTCTTTCGTTCTAATTCCTCCTATTATTCAAATAGATTTGATGATTATCCAAAGGAAAACCCTTTAACATATTTTCCCTGACCATTCTTCGCCATTGCAAAGCACTAATCGAACTCCTCTCATTAAATCGTTCGAGAAATGTACACCATTTAAGCCATATCACAGGGCAAAACAAATAACTGATCTTATCAGGAATAAATAACATACTTCTAATAAATCCTGATTCATCTGTATGGCCGGTACAAAGGCGCATATATCCATCTCCAAATAAACGATAGGCCAATAATGCACCTCTCTGCCAATGTCCTTTTTTGTTATCGCCATCAAGATATTGCCTGCCACAGATCCCGATATCATGGATCAAGATGCAGACTATCTCTTTCCAATAAGGATATCGACCATACCACCATTTCCATGCCTTGATAATAAAATATGGATGCAATAAAAATTGATGGCATCCAAATAAAAACGATTTTGTTCCTTGTGTCATAATTAAGTCCACTCAATCTCAAGATCGATTTTAGCGGTTTGATGGATTCGATCAAAATTGTAAATCCTGATCCCAGTGACATGTTCACAACCCAAAATAAAAACAGGGAGGATATATCGAAAGTCTTTACTTATCTGAAGTTTTACTATCGTCTCTTTCCCACATCGACAGCATTTTCTCTTTTTTGTTCTTAATATCATTCTCACCTCATTTCATTGCCAGACAATCACCATCGGTATTATAAAAATCATAGACATATTGACAACGACTTCTGGCATCGCAATCATCACAGGTAAAATCAGGAGTATATTTATATCTCTTTTTGAAAAACTTAATTGCCCTCTTTTTGATCTTCTCAAGCTGCTCATCGGTCTTTTCTTTCATTTAAGAAAAACTATCCTTCCGGCAATATCTTCATGATGATGAAATGTTCCAAGCCCTCTCGATTCCGCATCATCGTAAATGGGAATTATATTTGGATTTTCAATAAGATCCGGAAAGGTATGCATTTCGGTATACTCAACAATTGTGCCATCTACCAGCCGGGCAAATGTTCTCAATGCCCCCTTGTCCCTGAGTGCCCTCCATTGTTTTCTCGAATACCATAACTTACCGCTAAAGGCCGCTATGTCCTGCTCGATTCCTGTAAATCCCGCCATATCAATTGCCCTCCTTTTATTATCTTTGTGAAACCCATTTGTGCATACATCGGTAAGGTTATTGCCCGGGAAAATATATCATCAGAAACCGGGAACTTTTTATTACCTGCAAAAATGGGCTGTCGATGCAAAGCATATGTTCCTATCGTACATTGTACCTGATTATCAATGAAGGTCTGAATAATCCAATCTCTATATTTTTTGTATTTGGGTTTGATCAAGGCAACATAGGATTGAAAAATATGAAAACAATCAGGATCTTCATATACGGGCTCAAGGAATGGTAAATATTTTTCGATTATTTCTTTATATCTCACGGCCGCTACCCGGCGATGTTTGATAAGAAAATCAAGTTTTCTCATCTGAACAATACCGATAGCCGCTGTTATGTCACTCATTTTATAATTATATCCCAATCTATCAAATTCAGGGAGGCTAAAAATCCCCTGCTCACGAGACCATGTCGACATTACACCAAATTGAGATAATTTCCTCATCTTATCTGAAAGCATTCTATCATTTGTTACAATCATACCTCCCTCTCCGGTTGTAATGCCCTTGCGTGCATGAAATGAAAAACATCCGATATCACCCATCGTCCCGGCATATTGTCCTTTATATTTTGCTCCCAGTGCACAAGCAGCATCTTCTATTACGGGCACTTCATATTTCCGGGCGATCTTCATAATCTTTTCCATATCGGCACATTGACCAAAGGCATGTACAACAATTATCGCTTTGATTCGATCATACTTAATCAAACAAATTTCAAGATCACGGGGGCTCATATTATATGTCCGGCGATCAATCTCGCAAAGAATCGGCTCCGCTCCGCAATATCTCGGGGCAAATCCGGTAGCCGGGAAGGTATAATTGGAAACAATCACCTTATCTCCATATTTAACGTCAAGAGCAAGGCAGGCAAGATGCAATGCCGATGTGCAATTAGTAACCGCAATCGCATGTTCGATATTGAGATACCATTCTATGTCCTTCTCAAACTCCGATACCTTCGGACCTTTGGAGGGCCAACCAGAACAAAAAACGTCCCATACCTCCCTCAACTCCTCATCGGTAAACATCGGTTTAGTCAGCGGTATTGTTTCGTTCTCCCGGATATGTTTTATTGTCTGGCGATCAATACCAAATAGCGGGCCTTTTGCAGTAATTTTTCTCGGCTTCATCAATCCTCCCGACCAATCGCCCGGCGATATGCCCGGCCGGTATCTTTGAATTCCATAAGAGGGCAATATTTACAAAATTTATAGGTCTGTATCTTTTGAAAATTCCATAACGCCCGGCGATGCATATACCAAAATGGACATCGTTTATATATGATCAATTTTATCTTGAGACCAATCAACCAAGTGCTGATCATTTGTTTTCCTCATCACCAATATTTTGTCCCATCACCTGTATCCAGCAATATCTATGATACGATTTACCATCAACTTCTATCTCTTCTTCATCAAGCCATGAAAAAATCTGTTGATGACAGATATTACAAATCTTATTTGTTTCCTGATTAACTTCGCCCTTGTCCCGGGAAGGATGTCCATACGATTTCATATTTGCCGGGATTGATTTAGACACCAAAGCTCCTGCGCCGACCAAAGCTCCTGCGCCGATCTCCACGCCGGGGACAATCGTTACCGATGCTCCAATGGATGCGCCTTTCCTGACGATCACCTTCCCCCAATGCTTACCATACGATGGAGGGTAAATATCATTGCAAAATGTTACCCGGGGGCCAATAAAACAATTGTCCTCAATTGTCACACCTTCCGGAATAAAACAATGGGCTCCGACAGAAACATTGTCGCCGATAATCACACCCTTTCCAATCTCAACAAAGGCCCCTATATTGCAATTTTTACCTATCTGGCATCCATATAGATTTACCAACTCCGGATGCCAAATCTTTGTTCCATCACCAATGATCACATCTGATCTAATCACAAATTACCCCCTTTTCTGATCAATGCATTTGTCCGATCAATGATCTTTTGCATGGTTTTTTTATTGGTTAGTTTAGCCGCTTTTCTCAGGGAATGATATAGGTGTTTTTGAGCCTTCTCAAGTGGCACGCCGGTCTTAAAATCACTAATAAGCTGATCAGCCAGACGTTTCGCTATCCTACCGACATAATCAAGCTCCTGTGGGGGTATGCCGCTATCCTTATTCAAAATATCAATAAGACTTCTCTGTTTCAATATATCATTCATCTTTCCTCCTTTCATATATTTTCCTTGCCGGCACTCCCGCCCAAGTCTGCCCGGGAAGATCGATATTACGCAAAACAACGGCCCCAAGTCCAATTATTGTGTTATCTGCAATCGAAACCCTGTCGATAATTGTGCTACCCGGCGAAATCCAGCAATTCTTGCCTATTTTTACCCCTCCTCCAATGACAGATCCTGCGATAATTAACGAGTTATCTCCAATCTCGACATTATGGGCGATATGGACAAGATTATCTATCCTTACATTCCGGCCTATAATCGTGTCAGATAGCGCGCCACGATCGATACAGACATTACTATGGATAATCGTCCCACCACCTATCAAAACGCGCCCATAATGCGGAAATTTGATAAATGGGAGGATATCTACGGCATGATCATAACCAAATCCCGGCTGTCCTATGATCGCCCCCGGGCCGATTTCGACGTTATCACCAATTACTGCATTCTTAATCGAGCAATTTTCGCCGATTTTGACATTCCTGCCAACCTGATTATCAAGGTCCCGTGGAGGGAAAAACCTTGTTGCAATCTCCATAAAAACAAGCCGGGGGTCATCACAAAAAACAAAATTGCCTACCTGAAACGTTTCCAAAGGGCGACGACAGATAATCAGGTTTTTTGGTGATCTGCTATGCAACACCTGCTCAAACCCTTCTCCACTCCAGAATGAAAACTCGTGATCTTTGATGGTATAGACCGATGCCGGGCCGGTAATAACAAGGCCGGGATCGCCCTGAAAAACGCAAGAAAAACTACCGAGAATAGAACTGATTGTGCGGAAAGTAAGATTACTCATAACAATGCCTCTCATAAAACATGATTGGATGCAATGTCAGATAAATCACCGGAACATCCTTGTCGATATAATCACAAACACATTTCCCGGATTCAAGGAGTTTACCCTGCTGATAAGTTTTCCACCCGACAAATCCGATCGAGCAATATAAGTTGTCGAAAAGGATCGGATCATAAGCCTCATACAATAGGCCAAATCTTTTTGGGATATACTTCTTCCAAAAATCAAGATTGTTCATACCGGTCAGGCCGCTTCCATGACTTGCAATACCAAGAGGCCGCTTTCCCATCATTACCCTGAAAAGATCAATATCTCGCATAAAACAAACCTCTTCATCCTGTGACCATATCTTCGAACAATCCATCGGCTCACAGTGCAATCCGATTTCATGAGGCAATCTTGCCATCTTTTGCAAGATCAGAAAATTCTCAAATGAAAAAGGATTATATTCGCGAGCATGAAGACGAATAAAAAATGATGCCGGGATTGTCATCGGAAAACCATTAAGAAGCCGTATGATCTTGTCTGCCTTTTCAAGAGATAAATCGATATCAATCCTATTGATCAAAATCTTTTGCCCCTGATCATCATAATGAAGGTGATTGATGAAATAATCCCTGCAAGTTACAATCTTGTATCCATGGGCAAGGGTATTAAGATAAATTGCTTTGAGATTATCATAGGTGCAATTATTGTTACTCATAGATCACCTCCGGTAATTGCCCTCCCTGCTGATACCTATCTCCATTCCTGATCAAATCTATCACATACATATATCTTCGAATAATCTCCCTCCATCGGAAAGTCGTATTTGCAAAATTGGTTGAGAGGATCGATTTCAAATACCATTCCCGGGCCGCGTCAGGAAGAAAATATGATTTGATTGCATCTTTGAGTGTCTCTTTATTATTGACAAGAATGGATGGTTGATTAGGATAGATCGACAAAACAAAAGGATCGAGACAGGTCAGGGTCGGTTGCCCCATAAACATTGATTCTACCCCGGACAATCCCCATCCACCATGCAGGGAACCAAAATTCAAATGACAGGCCCGTTTTCTTTTTAGGCATTCATCATTTGATATACCGGATATTACATCAAGCTCGATAGAAAACCCGTCTTTGATCAATTCATTAATAACATCAACCAATACCTGATACCCCTTCTTTGGATGCCCGGCCGATGAAGCACAAATCTTTAATGTTTTCCCGGTAAATATTTCACACTTCGGGATTTCGTCAACCGGAGTATCTCCAAACCGGGCGAAATACGATGACAAATGATAAAAAGATTGACCAAGCAAACTGGTAATTGACCAGTCCGTTCCGGTAATGGCCTTGATGCCGGTTGTATCATGAAATTCCTTACATTTCTGACCATTGTCCCGGAGATACGATCCATAATACTTGATACAACAATTCCCGGGATTTGCCAGTTTGTTAAAATCAACGCCCGGCCAATTAAAGATATAGGATCCGAAATGATAGAAATCAGCCCATGTATTCGCGAGACTTGCCGCCTCTTCAAATGTTTCCTGATTTAAGACGATATCATACCCATAATCGAAATAATCCCTGTAAATATTGATACAACGCGCCTTATGATTTGTATATTTGTTGATCGCCTCCATTAACATAGAACACTGGCCGGCGATATTGAAATCAGATACGATTAATATGTTCACGCCTTACCTCCCTTTCAAATAGCAGGTCCCTTTTGTTAACCATAAAATTGTACCCGCCGGCATACCACCGATATCCCTTTTTCTTCATTGCAGTTTGTACAAACTTATCAATCTCCGGATCCTGATCACCATAGTATGATATCGTCAGGGCCATATATATTTTGTCTTTCATTTTGTCCTCACTTTAGGATCCTTGTCGCCCAAACCCAAAAATCGAGAAAGCCGATTTATTGTTATCTCCCCGAGCAGGGCTGAAGGGAATTGTCGGTTGAGTATTTCGGCGTTTGGCCTGACGCAATGGCCGCCGATCTCTCCTTCCGGAGGATCAAGCACGGGCCGTATATGCTCCGGCGTCCCTCTTTTCTCAACCAATGAATTATATGCATGATCATATTCCTTTATTGCCGAATAAGTGAGACCAATCTGATCTGCAACCCGCTTTGAATACCGGGCAAATTCAATACAAACTCCATAATAAGACGTTGATCTGAGTTTGAGAAATTCCGTATGCTCCGGTTTATCGAGAATGGTAAATTGCAAGCCTGCATCAAGGAGAAACGTTTCAATGATCTCATTATGGCCGCCGAGAAAATGATGCCGATTAAGTTCAAGATCACGAGCAATATGAGGATGTTTTCCCTCAATAGGAAAATGCAGCGCCTTTAATTTCGAACAAGTCCCGACAGGAACGGTAGAGAAAATAAGAGTCGCTTTCGGGTTGATCTTCTGCCATTGCCGGACATTGTTTTCAAAATTATCGGAATAGGGAATTGCTACCAGAAGTATTTTTATTGCCTGCAAATTCCCTCCAAACTTCTTCTTATCAGGATCATAAATCATGATCTGATGTTTTTTCGATAAGACCTCATATAGCCCGGATCCGATCTCGCCATAACCAACCAATAATGTCTTCATACAACCTCCTTATGATTTAGATATGATCCAAAGAAACAAACAGATTACCCCTCCGATTAACAAAAACACGCAACCGAGAAGAATCAGTTTTATCACTCTTCAAACCCCGGCGGCTCCCTGACCACACCGCAATCACTGCATATCATCCCCAGAGATAGGGTGCCGGCGATCCCCTTATAAAACATCAAATGACAATCTTTCCCTTCTTCCTTACCGCACTTCGGACAGGTGATCGTAATCCTATCAGGGATGCTAATCCCACACGATCCACCAATCAATTCCCATAAGGCTATTGACGATTTTGTTGCCATAACTACCTCCTTTTATTTTTTGTAATATATATAATATTATATCCCATTATATGCCTTTCACATCGATCAATTTTCCTCTCGGCCCGGATACTGGGAATTCCTCTGTTATATAATAACCGATTGCATCGGATAAGTGTGTTAACATCGGATTTCCCTTTTTATCAATCTCGCCGGATCCTCCCGGGATACATTGCACTCCTTCAAAATCCTTTATCACAAATGGAGCCTTTGTCGAATCAACATATAACCTGATAACACCCTCCATAGATTTACATCTTGAATTGACTGCATTGACTCTTTCCCTTTCAAAGGGATTATGACTTGGAATACGATAATGAACACGGGAATCACCAAAATGTCCATTGATCATTTTCTTAACAAGATCCCAATCTGATCCGGCAACCTTTGCAGATCCCTTCGCACCGCCGGAAGCATCTCCATACAAATAAATCTGTCCCTCATGCTTTCCCCAATCATTAATCAATTTGCGACAGACCATGATCGTATTTGAATTCCTCTCGATCCTGACCTCCCCAATAATACAGGTAATCGTATCTCCTATTATCGGTAAGTTTTTCTCATTAAATCTTGTCTTTTCCTGCACCACCGCTGCAACACCCGGGGCAACATTGAAGTCAAGACAAAAGATCAAAGGGGCCTTTGCATTATATCTGATCCGTGCGGTATTATATCTCTCGTCAAAAGCATAATATGTCCTGCCCTCAAAGGACAAAAACGATCCTTCATACTCCTGCAAATAAGTTAATTCATCAAGATCACGTTTTGCGGCCGCAATCTCGGCCGGATCAAGGATATCAGCCGACTTCCAATGATATGAATCCCATTCCCCGCTGTCATCGGCCTGTGCCTTTTTATACAGATCGTAATAATGATTTCTCCCTTCAGGCACGCCGATAAACGCACACCAACCTTTCCGATCTGATAAAGCGGGCCTGACGTGCTCCGACCATGCCTTCTCTTTCATATTGCCATACTCATCGAGAACGCCGCCATCCCATGCAACGCCCTCAATCCTCTCCGGCTTGTCCATCCCAACAACTACTAATTGTGCCCCTGATGAAAAGAAAATAGTGAGTTCGGATTCTGATGGCGGGCGCACTTGCACAAGAGGCGGGGTCATCATTTTCAAATCTTCCCACCATATCCTTTTTGCCTGATCTCTGGTTGGGGCTCCGGCAAAAAACCGGGGAATGGAAAACTCTGTTCCCTTTATCGATGCAACAATAAGTTTTCTTTTTAGGATTTCGGTCTTGCCTGATCGACGGCCGGCAGGGACTACCGGAAATCGTATACCCGGCAATCCTTTATCTGGATCTTCAATTATATCTCTGATCAATCGCCGCTGTTCAGGATGATGGCGAAGTTTTGTCCAACGTGATGCTAAAGCCATATAGTCCCCGGATCCTGCTGACAATAACTACTTAGCTTGACTTCTCTGCGTCGATCTTCTCCTGCAATGCAGAGTTTTTATCGACGAGCTCCTGCCACGTCGGTATGGGTTGATCCCCGGCAGCCTGTTGCAAAGTATTGTAGAAATTAAATCCGAGTTTGAGCAGCCCTTCAAGTATTTCAAGTCCTATTGTTACCGTCATAATTCCACCCCCATTGCCTTGAGCGCCGTGATCACCGATTGAATCAGTGGCGGGATCTCTTTGTATATCTGCTCCGGTGTGCCGCTCTGACTGATCATATATGTCCGCAATGATTTATTCGCGACATCAAAACATGGAACAACCTGGCCCTTCCATATCTCCTGTTTGTCCGGGTTGGCCGTTACATATGCTTTTCCCTGATCAAATAAGGTCGTCAGCTGTTCCTGAAATCCGCCGGCGATTATACGCGCCTTTCCGTCAGGAGTCAGTTTATTCCATGCCGCCTGCAAATCTGCTATCGTGGCGCATGATGCAATCATCAAGACCACGATCACCAACGCCAAACATTTCTTTTTCATGATACCTCCCTTTTTTATTTTTTATCCTTGCCGGATTTCTTGATAATACCGATGATCCCTGTGATCGCACCATACAATGATACCAGCGCCGGGATTAAATCCTTGATCAATCCACCGATGACCGGGAGATTATCAGTCAGGCTTTGACCAATATCCGCCGGGATTGTAATGTCAAAAAAGGTATAGAGCAGGCCCCCGACAAATACCATGATCGCACCAAAGAAACGCCGTGAGATATACCATGGCTTATCAACGCCATTTTCCTCTTTATATATCTGACTGACATCTTTCCACATTCCGAGCAATCTAAAATACTTAAACATTTTAATCCTCCTCTGTATATTTTACAAATACATCGGCCGTCGCATTGGAAAGATTGAGGGAAAGAGCATCCCCAACATTTGTCGCCAGAGCGGGAACATCTTGACCATGAATCTGTGATGGTTTACCCTCCCATGATCCGCTAATAGGCAATAACGCCTTCTGGCTGATCTGATCGTAGGTGCTCGCGGAGAAATAAGAAAGAAAATATGCCTCAAGAGCAACCGATCTCGCGATAACCTTGAAATCCCATACCTTGATCCGTTTACCCGAGACCGCCGATACAATCGTGTTCGCGCCGGTCAGGGTCGCCATCGAGAAAGCCGTTTTAACCGGTATTCCGCCACCTCCAGGATGACTGATTACTCCTAATTCCAATCCGCTTGACATAATTTACCTCCTTGTTTTTTAATATCCATGTTGCCACTCGCCACAGTTAGGACAATAAATCCCTTCAGGGGCAATCTTGAATAAAGTATTACCGCATGAACAAGTCCATTCGGCCCCTTCACGCTGAATAGGATATTTCATATGCATTTTCATTTGATGACAGGCGGGACATTCAGACCATATAATTCCAACCGGGCAGACCTGAACGCACTGATGACCGCACTCCATACAAACCGCTTCCCCCATAAGATGAGGATCTTTTTCTTCCGATCTGATCTGAATAATATTTGTCGGCATTACTTCCTTTTCTTCTTTCCTGACTTTTTCGGCTTGTACCCATGATCAATAGCATTTAATAATCGCCTCATCTTCAGCGCCTTTTTCTTTGTCGTGGCCCGTGCTTTTGTTCCCGAAGGTGTCGATACCCGATACTTGCCGGATTTAAGTTTTGTTATTCTGACCGGCATTATCTTCCCCTGTCATGGTAGCAGTCATCTCCCTGACGAGCTGACAAATCTTTTGTGCCTCCTCTACAGGATCTTTCGGTCCTTCCCTCTTTTCAAATATGCCGAGATGATTGCCGAGATCAACAAGGGCCTGACGCTTATCATACATCTTGACCTTGACGTTTGCGCCATACTCATTAAATGTTACCGATACCTCCGATATGGCAGCGGCATCTTCTTCCATTATGTCAGACGATGGTTTCGGGGTCACACCAAAGGCATTCCATGATACAACACTTCTAATATTGGCAAACCCTATCTTTGCGAGTTCTTTGATAATACGATCCTGATCGACATGGCAGCGTTGTTGCCGCTCCTCCATTGCTTTTCTTACCGCTCTTTGTACCGCTTTATTGCGTAATAGTATCCATGCTGCCTGCGCCGGGTTTTTTCTTGAGGAATATCCGCAGGACTTATACGCCCGGGTTGGATTTAGATCGATAAGGTATTCATCGACAAACCTTCTCTGCTTTGGGTTGAGATAATACTCATCACGTTTTCCAATAATATTGTCTACCGGATCATCTGATTTTTTACGTGGCATGATAAAGATTGATATATCCGATTTGAAAATAGGAGTCAAGGGATTTTTATTTATGAAAGAGAAAACTTATACCTGCTCGCTCAATTTTTCTATTACCGATCGAAGGTCTTCATCGGCCTCCTCACAACATTGAATCAGACTTTCATACTCATCCAATAATTCCCTCATCTTGTCCCTTTGTCTGGCAATTTCCTTTTTTATTGCCTTGAGTTGTTTTATCAGTCCCTTTTTTGTTTTCATCTGTCTTCTCCTTACATTACCCTTTCAGGACTTCCATTTTTTGGATAATAAATGAGCTCACTACCAACATAATCATCACCATTGATTCCGCCGAGAATCGCCACTCTGACAACATGTCCCTTATCAATATGCTCCCAGTAAGATTGCCCCCGATAAATCCACCGGCCTCCGTATTTTTTCCGGAGAAATTGAATCGTCGATTCGAGCCGACCATTTTTTATTACCGCCATTTTTTCCACTTCCTCCTTTGGTAATTCAGTAAGCCCCCGAAGGATCTTCAATGCCGCCTGAGTGTTTTGTTTCATATATTTTAATTGATTTAATCTTGATAGGCCGGTAAGACGATCACTTGTTATAAGCAGGATGATTGCTTTTTGTATTTCTTCCCGTATCTCTTTTATCTGTTTGGATATGCCTTGCAATGCGATAATCGTTTCTTTTTGTAATTCATCCATATGTTTTCTCCCTATAAAAGAAATTTTCGAAGATCAGACATCCGCGGATATCAATGATCTCCATTTAACTTTATCTCCCTCCTTCACAAACAAATAATTATTCTTTCTGATCCCTATCATAATATTTCACCACCTCTTTTCTATCGATAATAGGAATCTGTATGGCCTTGATCAATTGTTCGGCCTCCATCAAGGTATATCTTTTACTGATCATAGGAAACCAGCCGGGAAATGATTGATACCGCTCCAAATAATAGCCGTCGTTATCCCTGACAATCCTCAGATCACCATCCTTATAGGATTTTGTATCGGAAGGATTACCAATCAATAATCCCATAACAAAAATCCCGGCCCCGACCAACATCAAAAAAAATCCTAATACTGGTAACATCGTATTCCTCCTTTTCATTTTTCCTCCTGTTTATCCATCGCCCATCGGCAATGCATTTCATCTTCTTTTGTGCAAATAAATTCATGAGGGAAAATCGCTACCTTTGCCCCACATTCCTCTTTATCACCATCCGGCCAGAAAGAACAGATACCATAAGGATCACAATCATAATCAAGGTCCTCACATATACAATGATCCTCCTGATCAAGACTATAAAATTGACAGGTATCATTAAAACAGGCATCATAGACAATTGATGATTCAGGAATGTCCATGATCCCTTCCCTGATAAGAATATCAACAATCTTGTTTGCAAGGTCCCCGGAAATCCTCCTGATCATATTTGCTATCCTGACATATCTATCAAGGATTTTGTGTTCTTTGCGGAGATTATGCAGGAGCATTCTTGTCATCATCAACATTTAACAATGCCTCTACATCTACCATGGGATGATCAATTTCACGGTATGATTTCTTTGATCTCTGCTTGAGATGATCGACCGCTTTCCTTCTGAGCTGGCATTTCTCGCAATACCCTTCGGTATTTACCTGATCCACATCACCGCAACCGCCCGCACATTTCATTTTATCCCCACCTCCAAGGGGTAATGCCGTTTATTCCATCTTTCGATGATCCCCTTCTTTGTTGAATCACGCATCGATACACAAAACAATGCACATTCAATTTCCCATATCGACCGCTGTCTCCCTGATGTCGCAATACGAAATGGCCCTCTTGCCGGGGCACCGCAAAATGGACAAGTAAGTAATTGATCTTTTTCCATTACTCTCCCTCCGTAATCCAGACGAGATATCTATCATCCGTCTCGATATACTTCATCGTGATAAATATCTTCGGCCCGAGCTTGATTGTCGCCTTGTCATCTTTAACAACCTGCTGAAAAAAATCAATCGTCCTGTTTCTTTCCATTACCCGGCCTGCATGAAACATTGACAATAAAATAAACATGACCATTCCGATCACAAATAATACCTTCATTCTCTTTCCTCCCTTTTTATTTCATTTCTTATTTTCATGAGCAGCTTACCAAGTACATTTTCTCCTTCGCCAGTCTGAAAGTCAATGCCCCAGAATTTATCATGCCACCAATTTCCTTCTTGTAGATGCATATCCCCTGTATCAAGCAATAATTTTTTCAGCGCAGGATTGCTGAATTTAATCCGGAGAATCTCCTCCATGATCCCAACCTTTTTATTTTCCCAGTCAGCAATCAATTTAATAGTCCTGCCTTGAGCCTTTACCACTTTAGGCTTACTATTATATCGACAGATAATCTTCCATCCCTGATCGTCAGATTTGGCAGATTGATACGCATTTTCCGACGATGGATATTCAATTCCCTGATACATAACGGGACAATAATAAAAATTAGAAAGAAAAAAATATGGGCCTCTAAATTGAGAAATTGTTTTCATTATCATACCCCTCTTTCAATTAATCGCAGAGGCGAC